TCAACTTTATAAATATCTCTGGCAACGTCGATCCAGTTGCCAATACCGCCGCTCACACCAAGGGAGCTTGGTCGCCAGTTATAACCGCGACATCAGCCAATGCGTCGTTCCTATACATTACCGTGGTCAACGTGGCCGCCACAAACACCGATACAGCTACGCTTATTGACATTGGATTCGGGGCATCGGGTTCAGAAACTGTGGCCATTGGCAATGTTGCTATCGGTGGCGCGACAGCGGGGGGCGGTCTTCAAGGAGCAGTTATTGGCGTCCCAATTCAAGTCCCCAGCGGAACCCGCATTTCAACGCGCATTCAGTCTGTTGTTACTGGCGGTAAAACAGCAAGGGTCACTGTTGTAGCAATTGACGCAGGAGGGTATTCCACTGCCCCGACAAGTGTTGATGTGATCGGCACCAGCACGGCCACCAGTAAGGGCACCGAGTTTTCTGGAGCAAGCGGACAGTGGAATGTGGCCACCGCCTCAACGTCTCGCGCCTATCGCGCCGTGTGCCCTGTTATTTCTATTCACGATAGCGATACCGCTAACCTTACTACGCGAACATATGAGGTTGGCGTTGGTGCGTCTGGTGCCGAAGTGGCTTTTGGCGCAACGCGATACGCCGTCACCAACAACGAGACGGCTGGCATGGTTCTTCCTGCTTCATACTTGTTGGGGCGCAACATCCCCGCTGGAAGTCGCCTCGCTGTAAGGCACGACATCGCCGCCAACCCAAACAAATATGGCTTCTGCCTCATCGGCATCCCCTAACATGCAAAACTGGAAACTTCTTTATAATACCGCCACAGGAGCAAGCGTCAGCATCGCCACGCCGCTTTGCGCTATTGCCGACCCGCTGCCCGAACACCTCACCGCGCTCACGCTCACGGATGCCGAAGGCGAAGGACTGCAAAACGGCAGCCTCATCTGGGACGAGGAGACGAGGGCGCTGGTGCCTACGCCGTTGCCGAGCGTAACCGCCGAAGAGTGGGTGGGTGAGCAAGGGGTTACGGGCAACCGCACAACAACCCTGCTATACCTAAAGTTAAAACTGGACTCCGTTCAACTGGTTTCGCCAAAGCTCGTAGCCGTACAAGCATGGCTCGACACAATGATCGTTGCAGGCGTGACCGCGCCAGAGCAGAAGCGTAATGACTGGCCATCCAGTCCGTATACGTTTGAAGAAGCAAGCGGCGAAGCCTTGGCCATACTCTCCAGTCAGAACCCCGAAACATAAGTATAGTCTCCAACCCCGAATCATAATAAGATAACAAAATGGCTAACCTCTCTTCATTTTATCCCTATCCAGCAGTAGCGGAAGAGGCTCCCGAAGACGGAATTATTTACGGGAGGAAAGATACAGGCTGGGTAGACATGACCTCCCCCGCCAACCTACAAGTACGCAGGGGGACGGCAGCAGAAGTGACGGCAATTACTCCTTTAGCGGGTGAGCCAGTCTGGGAAACTGATACCAAAAAACTAAAAGTTGGTGACGGCCTTGCGTTAGGAGGTATCAATGTCAGTAAATTCCCCTTGGACGGAACACTGCGGGACCCGACAGGGGGCGGATTTTCCATCCCAGCGGCTGGGAGAATATTTGTAAGTAGCGAGGTTGAGGCAATAGGAGGCACGTTTGTTGGTGGGCCATTTGTTGCTGGCGGCACAAGAGGGCACGGTGCTGTTGATTTGCAGGGGGAGAGGGTTAATTCTACACAGGTAGCATCTGGGAAGCTTTCTTTTATAGCTGGATCTAACCGCTCAACCGCTAGCGGACAGAATTCAGTAGTTTTGAGTTCAGTCAATACTGTTTGTAGCGGTTTTCAATCTCTTGCCTTGGGATGTGCTTCTAAAACAATATCTGGAGCCAATTCTTTTTCTTTTGGATCAAATATCAGCGAGGGTTACTGCGTTGGGTTTAACGGCACTTCAGACAGGATGGGCATGCTTTCCCATGGAACATTTAATAATGTTGCAAACTTTGGCCCAAGCGAAAGAGTTCAATCTATTGAACTTATCTTAAAACAAAGAACCACAAACAGTACTCCAGCAAACATGGTTCTTGACGCAACTGGTGGCATTGAAAAGTTTGTAACAATTCCAAGCAACTTGGCGATGTTCGGACAAGTAGACATTTGTGCCATTCAGGAATCCACCGGAGCAGAAGCCGCTCATTACATCAGAAAATTTGGAATCCGCAATGTCGGAGGAACAACTGAGCTAATTGGTTCTATTACAGCCATAGGAACGGATTACGAATCCAGTGCTGGGCTTAACGTTGAATTGACCGCCAACGATACCAACGACTTACTAAACATTTCCGTAACAGGTTTAGCTTCTACCAATTTGCGTTGGGTTGCAATTGTTCGCGCCACAGAAGTTGAGCTTTCTTAATTATGGCAATCCAGCCCTCGATCAACCACCCGATTGATTGTGGTTTAGCCACTACATCAAGTTTTGCGCGTCAGTTTGCAAAACAATTGGTTTCCAACAGGTCTGTTGACATTTTTGCGCTTCCATCTATGCGGGGGGTGGATTCTCCCACGGGTACTACAACAGAGATTATTGGTGATATTAATTACGAAAAAGAAACGTTTGATACATCGATATCTGACTGCGAGGTTTCTATTGTTGGGCGCGAAACTTTTTGGAGCTTAAAGTCTGTAAAAAGCTTGGATACAAATATTTTATCCAATCCAACCTCAGAAAATCCACTAAAACTAACTTATCAATCTACTGGATTAGTAAGCGTTGAAGTAGAACTGTCTAACTCTGAGCGTATTGCTGATAGTTTTACCACATATAGCCAAGCCGCCTCTCCAGTTTATACATTTCAAAATCATACCAATGGATCTTTGGCAAAGCATGTTTATAATCAAGTTTCGTCAATTGCTGACGGAGCCACATCTTCTCCGAATCATTATCAAATTTATTCAACTTTTAACCAAACTAACAATACGTTCGTTAAAAATTCTGGATTTTGGGGGTCGGAACTAGATTTTTCTGGTGTTTCGATAAACAAAGTTGGAAGTGGGGGGATAACTAGTGTTGTTATGGTTACACCCCGCCATGCAATTGGAGCGGCACACTACGCTCCACCAGCAGACCCAAATGGTGGACCCCTTGTTGGAGATAAAATTTATTTTTGTGACGCAAATAACAATACAGTTGAGAGAACCGTAACTGCTGTTCGTAATGCAGGGGCAGATGTTAGAGTTGTTAAGTTTGATTCTGACGTTCCCGCTTCTGTTAAAAAATACAAACTACCTCCATCTAATTGGAAGTCTTATCTGCCAAGAGACTACCCGATTACTGGCACTCCTACTCTGTCGTTTTATTTCGCGGCAAGATATGTCCCGATGGTTGTGATGAGTCATTATCGCTGGGACTCTGCATGGCCGCTACAGAGAGCGAATAGATATGCGTATATTTACTCTTCCGCTATTCAGTGGGGCGTTTCCTCAAGTGGCAGTGTTAGCGCAGCGGCAATGAACGGAGGGCCAGCAGATAACAGTTATTTCGGGGGGCAATTTAATGATTACAACGGCCAGCCATCTGGCATCCAAGGTGGGGATAGCGGACTTCCCTGTTTCTATGTTGTTAATGGCGACTTAATGTTTTCTATGAAGCACCTCGCCCCAGCAGCAGGGCCGTTTTTAGGCGATGCTTTAACAGAGATTCAAAATGCTATTGATTATGTTGGATCAGAAGGCCATTCTTTGCAATTCACCAATCTTTCGGGTTTCACTGATTTTTCTTCATAGTTGACTTTAAATATTGACCCAGTAAACTTTTACCCCAACGAAAATGAACGAAGACGTAGAAAGACTAGTTAGACTCGAAACAAAGCTGGATGTTGTTTTAGACAACCAGTCCACGTTTCGTTCACTATTTGAGAAACATGATGATCGCATCAAAAATTTGGAGAATTACCGCTCACATCTTATTGGCATTTCTGCAGCTATTGGTGCTACCGTAACTGCAATCCTAACCGCATTCAAAAGTTCTATCCATAACTGACTATGAAAACATTACTGGCAAAAATCTACGGAATCAGTACGGCGTTGTTAAATTTCTATCTTCCGGTACTAAGACAGTTGTTCGCCTCAGGGGTAGCCTCACTACTCCCCTTTGCCCTAGAAGTTGTACGGTCTTTGGCTGAGACAGACAAAACCGGAGCCCAGAAACGGGAAGCCGCTGTGCGCAAGTTAACCTCGGCGGCTTCTGAACTCGGTATTGTTGCTACAGAGAGCCTGATCCGGCTTACAATTGAGTCCGCTGTACAGAAATTGAAATTGGAGGAACGATGAAAAATTCAATCATCTCATTCTTGGTATCCCGCGCCGGGGGCATTATGGCCCCCATTATTGCTACCGCCGTAGGCGCACTTGTGGCTAAACTAGCCGCGCTTGACGCAGGATTGGCCAGTCAAATTGATCAGACAGCGGTCACGGGTTTTGTAGTAGCAGCTATTTTAACTCTGGTTAACTATTACACCAACGCAGTTCAGACTGACGGAATCAAAAAGATTCAAGCACTTGTGAACACTCCGCAAGACGGTGTTCCGGGGCCTGTCACGTACGTTGAAGTCCGAAAAGCTTTGCCTGCGACTGGTGAATAAACAACAAAGAATAGACGCCGTAATCAAGTACAATGAGCATCGCCGTCAAATTTACCTTGATAAACGTCCTCTTTGGCTTCGCTTGCTGGCATCTATTAAGCTCGATTTTAAGCTTGGGAAAACTTTAAGGAAACCTATCAAGACAATAATAGTTAAAGGAAAAGTGGAGTTTTAAGATGCCAAAGTTTGACCCATACAAAGAAGATGAGTATCCTCGCGTGGTAAAGATTAAGAGAAAAAAACCTCGAAAAGAAAAACCCCAAGATAATGAAAAGCCTAGCTGTAGACCTAGATAGCGGAACCCTGAGTCGCTGGATCAATGATCCGCGACCATTTTCTGCTTGGGTCGATAAGTATGGCGATCAATACGATCTACGGGTAGCCGTCTACCGTAGCGGAGGGGGGCGTGTAGGCCCTACTTCTCTAAAATTTTTAGTTAAAAAACCCAGACGCCGCGATACTCAAGCTTTGTGGAGCTTAGTTAATTTTTCTAGGACTGCAGATTTTAATACCCCCGGAATAGCTTACTATTCCGCCCAAGTTTCCGTTGCTGGAAATGTATACCGACAAGCCCTCAATCTCGACGCTGCTGTAGGCAATGACTCGCCGTCCTCGTCTTTTCTCGGAATAATCCAAGCCAGCACCCCGTCTTACATAACAGAAGTCGAATTTGACTATACGTTGGTTAATAGTGGTTATCGACTAGCAGACGCCGATTTTACTGGAGTCTATGTCGGCATATCCGATACGAACGGACTTCTTATTCGAAATATCGACAAAAACGAATGGAGAGAGCTAGTCGTAACTGGCGTAGGTGAAAATGCTACTTTCTTCTTAGGCGATCCTGTCCTCGGCCCAGTGTCCGAGATTTCTTCGCTTTCCGACGATTTTGTCCGGATCACCAACGGTATTTTACAGATTAAAAATGATGATACGGGAGAGTGGATTAACGTCCTGCTTCGCGGCACCGATGGTACTACCATATCCCTTGGAAGCTCTCCCCCCGTGGGCTTTTCAATTTCTACGAATAGGTATAAAGTAGATCTTGCAACCGGAAGGCTTTTACTCCGTAATATTGTAACAGGAAACTGGCATGAAGCGCGTGTGACAGGTTCCCCAACTAACGAACTCGCGCTAGGAACCGAGACATCAGATGTTTAAAAAAATTCTACCCCTAGCCCTGTGGTTAATAGCTGTAGCTACCACGTTGGGTCAAAACGCAGTGATGGTAAATAGATCAAATTCCATCATTACGTACCCACTTAATTTTTGGACCGCTAATGCTTTGGCGGGTCGTTCCGGATTGGGTTTTAGCACTAATCTTAGTCCACTTTGGGTTGCTACAAATGTGGCTACAGCGCGCACAGCTATCGGAGCTTTGGCTACCAATGGGGACGCAATTAATCTTACCAACTTCCCAACTATCCTCCTTCGCACAAACGGCAACGGAGCGGGACTAACCAACCTTACAGCAGCTAATATCACAGGAACTGTTGCCTTGGCTTCTAATGTCACGGGAACTATCGCTATCAGCAACGGAGGAAGCGGAGCAACTACGGCTGGGGGAGCTAAAACAAACCTTGGAATTGGCAACATTGCAAGCAATTCAATTAACACTTCCAGTAATGCGGCTAGTGGCGGCTCAATTAACCTATCTGGAGGCACAGATGAGGGCGCAACTGGTGGCAATATTAGTTTGATCGGCTATAACGCCTCCGCTGGATCAATCAACTTGTCCGCATCTGCAAGCGGCAGTGGCCAAGGCGGCTCTATTACTTCAATTGGTCACACTGCCGCAGGGGGAAGTCCCGGCGGCTCAATCAACATGAACGGAGGTACTGAAGGTGGTGGTGGCAGCATTAACACCTCCGACGATGGTGGTTCTATAAATACGACAGATGCTTTTATTGAACTTGGTAGATCAGATATCCGCACAACACTCACCGGAACCGCAACTTCTGTTATCACGGTCAGTCTTCCGCAAAGCTCAGTCACGCTTGTCGGGTATTCTACTAATGGTACACTGACTGCTCAATCCCGCACCAACCTCGGATTAGGATGGACGGGAACTAATGCTGCAACAAGTCGCACCAACCTCGGCCTCGGCACGACCAACGCTGTTGTGTTTTCAAATTTGTCAGTATCCAACGGGGCGGCAACAAATCTGGCTATTGCTCTGGGGTCTACAAATCGTGGATTTTATGCCACCGCTGGGCCGGAAAGAATTGTCACGGTTGTTGGTGGAATTGATGCACTTCAAGTTTTCTCAAATTCTGTTGAAACGGCAACTGGGATATCTTTTAGCGTAAGTGGAACTGGTTCTTTTGGAACAAACGTCCAAATTGGCGGGCCTCTTTCTTTTTCTGGAAGTAATGCCGTTGGCAGTGCCGCCGCAACCCGCACCAACCTCGGACTCGGAACAGCTGCAACAAATCCTGCAACAGCATTTCAGCCCTCGTCTTCTGTGCTAACCAATCTTGCGTCTAGCAATGGTAGTGCACTAACCAACCTTACAGCAGCTAACATCACAGGAACAGTTGGCTTGGCCTCTAATGTCACTGGCACTATTGCAATTTCTAATGGCGGAAGCGGGGCTACTACGGCTGGTGGGGCGAGGACAAACATTGGGTTGGGAAACATTTCCACCAACACAATTTTTTCCACCCAGACAGCGGTTTTCGTAAATACCAACTTTGTATCCACAAACGGGGCGGCAATTTTTACAAATATACAAACAGGTTACTTGGAGTTTGGAGATTATCTTTTCGTAGGAGACACAACTAACACTAATATCATTGTTTTTGAAAATCCAGCAAACAGAACAAATTTTTTACGAGGACTTGGCCTCGGCCCGACGAATAATGTAGCATTTGCTTCCGTAACAACTGGCGACACTATAATTGCTGACGCTTTAATTTCATGGAATGGAGAGAAAATACAACTTGAGGAAAATACCCTTTTTGGTGGGTGGACTGTTGGAGAGGCGTTAGCCGTTGGCGGACCTATTGATGTTTTGGGACAAACAAACAAAGCCACCACACGAACCAACCTCGGTCTTGGATGGTCTGCGCTAACCAACACCAATACGGCGGGATTCAACACCTCTCTCTACGGCAGCGGAACCAACCCCGTCCTATACAATACCAACGGACAGGTAGTAAGCCCGACCAATTTTTGGCAGGTAGCCCCAATTTCCACCACTGTTCAATATCAAACAAATGTTACTGGGACATCCACAAATGCCGCTACAAACAGCCGCAATTTGTTTCTGTTTAGTCTCGCGCCTTCGGTGTCTGGGGTGACCAATACCGTGACGTTGCCAACCAACCCCGCAACCACACTTGAAGGAGACAGGGCAACTATTATTCATTTGGGCACTAATTCAGCCAGTACTGTAACAGCTGTTAGGCAGTTGGGTGCGACAAATAGCCTAATTACGCTTAATCAGGGTGATGAAGCGGTTTTATTTATGTATCGCAGTGGGGCGTGGACGTTGGCCGACAACATCTCTTATGTAGAGCCCATCTTCTTCTCTGGAACCAATGCAGCGAGTCATGTGGCGGCAAGCAGAACCAACCTCGGCATTCCGTTGGCCGCTCTGACCAACACCAATGCCGCAGGATTTCAACGGGCCATTTTTTCCACCAATTCCACCCCAACAAATTCTGCAAACGTAAATTCTATTGGCTTCAACACGGCTGTCGCTTGGATGGAGGTTAGCGTAATTACCAACGGAGCAACCAATAGTTATCGTATTCCCCTGTTCCAATGATCAAACCCAAACAGTCCAAGCAAGAAACTCAGTCTTTGCTTCCCGGTTTGGATTTTCCGGTAGCTTTGCTGGCGGTTAGGGGTTACTACAGCAAGACCTTTGCACCCGAAGGTAACAACATTGGAGTTTACGATGACGCCATATTCCTTGTGTCAGAATACGGACACTACCCGTTCAATGCGAACACCGACCCCTCTACCCTCAAACCAAGGGTGGCAAGACTGAAAGCTGGGGTGTGGCAGTATCGACTCGGCATCCACAACACCAGTAAGGCCAAACATCGGCAGTATCCGGCTTTGGTACAGGCTGCTCCCGTAACCGTATCGAGAGTCGGTGCTGGGGACGATACTGGTTGGTTTGGCATCAACATCCATAAGGGATCAAATAACTCTACTTCTTCTGATGGCTGCCAGACGATCCCCCCTCCGCAGTGGGGTAGCTTTTATGAACTGGTAAAGATGGAAATGAAACGTGCCGGAGTTAAAACCATCCCGTACGTTTTGATTGATAAATCAAATACATGGCACAAAAACGTCTAGTAGCTCCCGATACGCCTATAACTAGTTACCCTACCCCAGAGGTAGCGGACATTGTTATAACCGTTGACGTGGATTCCCGTTTACCGGGGTACAAGGTTCTTGAGTATGGAACCCTGTATCCTGACCAAACACGGTATCCCGGAGCAAAGCTGGTTGCGCAGACACCACTTGAAGACGATCGTTTTGTCCGCAGAGTTTTTGCTACAGATAGAGTAAACCAAGAAACGTACAACTACGCCATCAAGTTCAGCGCAGGTGAACCTGACTATCCCATCTACGTTCGTACGTATGTTGAACCCAGAGATACCTACGTACCCCTAGCTGATAACAGCCCAGACCCAGTAATTCCGGGTGCTTTTTTGGTCGACGAAGAGGCAGCCCCCGCTGAAGGAGAACTCAACAACCTGTATCTTACGGTAACCCGTATTTATGAAACTCTCCCCGGACCTTGGGTCCCTTCTTCTCGTTACGATGACGATCTAGGCCCCGTTCAGATACGTAGGCGCAGCGTTGTCAACAGTGGGCAGGTAGCTTCTCTTACAGAGAATACCCGAACTACTTACGAAGCACGAGACGGTTCTACGGGGGTGTATACGGAACTTGAAGAGTCTTGGTCCACGGAGCTTGACGGCGATGGCAACTCACAGTTCCCCGTGAAGGATCGAGACTTTTACGATGCTTCTCGCGGCCCCGTACAAGAACGCCGCCAGCTTGTTCCCACCACTGGGGCCGAAGTGGCCTCGCTTTCTAACAATAATGGGGTTATTACGCAGATCTCTTACGAGGCTTACAACGAGTTTCTTTCTGTCAAGATTGTTCAGACTTACAGCGTAAACGGACCCCAACTCAGGGGCTTCGTGACTGATAACGAAGGGCAACTGGCAACTGTAACGACCCAACGTAAAGGTTCTGACAACTACGTAGCCCCGCAACCCACTGCGACCAAAACAGTTGAAGTCAATAGTGAAGATGCAGAGTCTGTTGTCGAAAGAGTTATCGACATACCCGGAGTGTTTGCGGGGGAAATTTATCGTAAGACCAAAGAAGATCTGACTCCGACAAAGTTTAAAGCCCGTGTGTTGGAATCTACTACAGAGCAAAATACTGCGGGAACTGCGGCGTCTAATTTTACGCTAGATACCAACGAGTTTGTAAAAACCGAGCAGCAAGTAACCAAATTTGTTAAGCGCACTTCAACAACTTCCCGAACAACGCCGACTACCTCATCTTTCGTAGAACAAGTTTTGACTAATCAGGGGCAGCTTGGAACCCGGACTATTACGCTTTCTTCCGGAGCACAAGTGATTACCCCCCTGTCGGCTGTGATTGTAGACTCCAACGTAGAAGAACTAGGAGATGGGCGTACGGTCAAGACAACAATTACGGTTCCGGGTGTGTTCGATTCTCTTAGCAAGTCTGTGCAAAAGCCCGATGTTATTCCGGAAAAATTCAGATCTAATATTGGAATTGTCAGGACGGAACAAATATTAGAACAAAATACGGTAGCGACCCCAACACTTGGAGCGGGGGAGTATCTAAAAACTGAACAAAGACTCACAGAGTTTACGGTTCAGAACACTACTGTCTCACGAGGGGAAACCTACAATTCACTTTCGGGCTCCAGACTAGAAGAAAACTTTGGCTTACAGCTTCCTTACACAGAATATATTTCTACCTCAATACCTGCAGGTGCCTCGACAGAGGGGGAGGGTTTGGGAGAGGGAGTAAGTTTGGTTCGAACGTATACTACAACTGACTTAGATACTGTTCTTGGTAGTTTCAGTGCACAGATACCAACGTCGATAGACTTAGATTTACCGCCCGTCTTAAAAAATATAAACGTAACATGGAAAAAAGAAAAAAGTACTGCTTCCGATGCGAGGGATACTACTGGTGGGGCGGGTAGTTTTTTAAACATAACTCAACAAGACAGCGGCACCGTATCTTCTACAATTTCGTTAATTCCAACGGTAGACATTGAGTTGGAAAACATTTGGGGTAAAAATCTCCCCGCGACAGTCCATTTGTTTTTTCTTAAAAAAGAAGAGTTAACCAAAGCAAAGATAGTCAGTAAAACAGGTGCAAGTGCCGATTGGCCCATACTTAAACCTAAAAGTTTTACGACCACTATATACGGTAAAAGCGAACGTAAAAGTCTCCAAGCCGCAATTCAACGGAGTTTGACGCTTCATGAAACGGGTGTGGGTTACGGATACCTCCCCTCTAATGGGACTTCAGAAGAGTCTTCGGCCTCCTTAATTCCCGTTTCTGTAAACGTACCGCTGTGTCTAACTGAAGGAAAAAGTATTAACATATCCGATTTTGCTGAAAATAAAGACTTAGAGATTGCCCTAACTTATGAAGCGTTAGGTGGAACATCACCGACTGGGTTCGCGTTTAACTTTGCGAAAGTAGAAATAAAACCCAAATTAACCCACAGACTTGATGCTTCGGCTATTTTTACGGTTCCGGCTACCAGCCCCAATAAACTACCAGATACTGGTGTTTACGTGATCAGTTCCAGTAGCGAGCCCTACAAATTTGGATGGTATTTTGTCCGTGCCGTTACTTTTGATGCCGCAAACTTAGCGTAATTTATGACTTCGGAGGAACGCAGCAATCTTAACGAACTCCGCAATGCAGAGCGAAAGCAGCAAAGAGCAGACGCTTCCAAAGCCTTGGAGTCTAAAAACGTAAACCTGCAAGAAATTGCAAGGCAGGGAGGGTCTTTGGGTAGGAGGATTGAGAGAGAGGTAAGACGGTTTGAACAGACGGGGAGGGTGAGTAGCTGGCTAGCAGGCGAAACTTTGAAAGCGGAAGCTTCCCAAAATGCCGCCCAAAAATCAGGTTTCCAGCCACAATCACAACCGCCCCAAAACACTAACGTACCTTTGCCGCCCATATCTTTGTTGCCAAGCAACTACTACCCCGCAGTCCCTTTTGATTTAAAGCCGGATATCCGTTCGACCGCGACAGCGGGGGCAGGAGTGCCAACTTGTATCGGCCTCGCTCTCTACACCAAAACTGTCGGCACACCCCCAGTCAACGAAGTATGGATTGGTGCTGGTACAGTCGGCGGACAACAGCCCACAGGATTCACTTCTTCCGATGGAGTACGGGTAGCAACTAGTGGTAGCGGAGAGGTGTATGTAGAACTAACAATTAATAACACTACGGGAGAATTGGTGTCTGTGGAAATAGATGAAGCGGCCTCAACTCCCTCAAATACAAGTACGAAATTTCGCTACTCGCTAGGATACTACGAGTACGTTGGAGACCCAGCGGTACCCACGGTAACTAACTATGATTGCGGAAGTGTAGATTATGCTTTATGCCGCAATTGGTTCACTAGTACTCAACCTTTTTATAATGTTACATTTTATAGAGCTTAGTCTTTTTAAAGTTACAAAAGTTTTTTAGAATCTGGCCAACCTAATCAATTAATATGATTACAAGTGTAGAAGAGTTTAGCCAGCCATTACCTAATAGTAGTAGGCCGTTGAGACGGGCGCGAACAGGGTGTAATTGTTGCGGGTGGCCTAACGCTATCCGCATTACACTACAGCACGTTTCTTTTAACAGGGAGTGCAACACCTTCTGTTACGTTGGGCAAGTGCCCATAGGCACGCGCCCACCAGAGGAGGGTGGCTATGATTTCTACGACAACTTAATAGGACCGTGGCAGACCAGCGTAGAATCAACTGGATCGATAAGCCTTTCGTTTGAGGCGGCGGCTGGAGATCCGGGGTTTCCTGATGCTTACGAGTCAAACTACTCCCGCACAACCTCGGCTTTTTTTGCCTACCAAGACACAACAGAGGCCCCCAACGAGGAGTGCCCCTGCGAATCAAGTTATAACGAAACTCAATCTTCCGGTTCCAAATCAACCGCAGAGAGGTCTAATTACGATTGTTGGATACCAAATTATGGCCTTACTAAACCATCCCTTACAGAATGGCAGGACATAGAAGAAATGACATGCAACCAAGCCAGTTCATCGGGGGCCTCAGACGGTCTTGGGGGTGCGTTCAACCCCGGTGGAGGTGAGTTCGGGGGCGGCGGAGCTTCGGGCTCTTGGGGGGCGGGATCTACTGACCCCAATTTTAGTGAGTTGCCCGAAGAAATTAAAAATTACATTACGGGGGCCTCTCCGTACATGAACTTTGAGCAAACGAGAAATCTGGTGGCTACATTAAAGCAGTACGAGCAGACTACAGGTAACCAACTAGCGATTGTTTTTACACCAAACAATCCGAACGGAACCTATGATCCTTTTGCGCTTGCGGAGCAATATGGAGTGGGCAAAGGAGGCGGTAGTGACAGCGGAATTCTTATCTTCATCCACCCACAATCCGGCAATTGGCAAGTGGCAACGGGTTACGGAATGGAAGCGGACATACCGGACATAACTGTTAATCAAATTATGTCAGCGGCTTTTGGAGCGAATGCTTCTAGTAACTTGTTTGGGTCACTTTCACAAGCCGTGCAAGGCTTCACGGGAATCGCTACCCCTAACGTGCCTAATACAAACGGAGCAGGTGATGGGACAACACAACAGGGTCAGAATTGCGAACTTGAATGTCCACCAACATCGAACCCGACAAACGTAGTATTATTTGGCGGCGGGGTGCAGGGATCATATACCCAAAGCAAGACTTATGGACGCTCTGGACAAACAATATGTGCAGACGAGCCCCGCACTTACGCTTTCCCTCCGGTTGAGGGTGATCCCGGCTACGCTTTTTTAGAACAGACTTACCCGACCTCTACTTCCGAAACCACTCCCTTCGGAGAGAATTGCGAATCGGGCAATTGTCCCGTGCCAGCCCCGTGGTCTTTTACTGGTCTTGGCGGAGTAAACATTCCCGGCGCATACGGTGGAACAGCTACCACTGTATACGGTGGAAACAGTGCGGCTTGTGTGTTTTCAGAAGCAGAGGAAGTTAACTTCCCAAATTTTAAAACCATAACTAAACTTGAACCTAGTGAGCCGTTTGTAAATGGTTTTATTGAGTTGCCCAATCCTATATTATTTTCTGGTCAAGGCCATCTTTCTTCTTCGTATCGTTTTGCCCAAGGACAAGACGGCAGATATAAATCTCAATCGGAACAGCATGTAAAATGGAGAATTGTACACAATCCAATTGCAGGGTGTTATTTGAAGGTCTGGTTCGCAAAAAAGATAACCTTAACCAGACGGGGGATATACCCAACGGAAGACTTGCCCAACATAGTTCAATACGAAGACGCTGGCACTTATGAGTGGGATTCGCAAACAATTGAAGATGGTCGCTGCATTAAAAATAATTTTGGAGCATACGATGTACGAAACATTGTATATGGACCCGAAAACATTGTCCCAATCCCACAGCCTTCAACAGGGGCGCGGGAATTCGGCAGGACAGAGGAAATCTTCATAAAGAAAATTTCTACCGTTAAAGGCTACGAACCGCCAGAACCTCCCGCAGACAAGCCCTTGGGCTTTGGAGTAAAGGATATACAAATCTCGCCTGAAGATTGTTTAGATTGTGGTTTTTACACTTACACTGACTACGATGGAGAAACCGGAGAACCAATCGGGAGCCCCTCTTTTTTAGGTAGATCTGAAGCGTGGAGTTGTGCTTATAAATTTATTCCAGAGCTTGTCAATGAGACAGGTTGGCCATGTTGCCCCCAGCACCTTGCCAATAATAACAATTATGGGACGCCAGTACCAACGGGATGTGTGCCGACAGAATAAATAACTATGGACAAGCTACCCGCACCGCTAGTTGAAACGCGCATGTCTAAGTGCATAGACTGTGAGGGAGATCACGATTACGAGAACCCTTGTGCATCTTGCCCTAACGGGAATTGGGGTCCGGTGTTTTGCGATAAAAACGCCGTCAGTGCTGTAGAAATTGTAGGACGCGCTTTTAAACTGACACCAGAAGAAGAAAAAGCGGTAGAGCGCGGAGTAGATGTCCCCAAACAAAGAATTGCTAATTTCTTTAAAGAGGCGTTGAGAAAGCAACAGGAAGGAGAGGCAGGGGGTGAAGTTACCCCGCCCTCTACCCTAAAAATGGTCGCTTCTTTCACCAAGGCAATGCGAGAAGAGGCCGCAGCCCTGTTTACTCAGGACAAGCTAGACTCCGAAGAAATACAAAAAAGAAGGGACATCTGTTCTGGCTGTGAAATGTTTGCAAATGGTAGGTGCAAAAAGTGTGGTTGCTTTTTGAAACTAAAAACCGTCATGCGGAGCCAACACTGCCCCATAGGAAAGTGGTAAATCTTGACACCGAACCGTCTTTTTATGATAAATCAGTGGGTAATTAACCTTGATTCTCGGGTAGAAATAACGTAATTTCCCCGCTAAAGAAACCGTAATTTTAACCGTAATGATTGTCTCTCAAGTTCGCCAACTCCTACACCATCATGTAAGCCCAGATGGGCCGAACAGTATGCTTGTGCCAGCGCGTATCAATGAGTTGTGTGAACGCTTTTTTGTTAGCGGCAAGTGGAAAGGGATGATGGTCGAAGTAAGCCTCGACGCTACCGAGGGCTACGTAACCCTACCCCGGAGGTGCGAATCCGTCCTTGGAATCACGGTACAAAAGGCTCCAAAAACCCCTTTCGGCAGGTGGTACAGCTTCTCCCCCGGAGGCCCCGGCGAGGTAGACATGGAATCCTACAGCGGCCCTGATGTGGTGGTAGATTTGGGAGACGGTTTCGTTACCTACAAAGACTCTCCTTACGAGTCTTTCCGGCTTCGCCTTAAGGTTCCTAATGCATCCGATCGTAACGCTGGAAACAGCTTTATCATCAAGGGTACAGACTCTGACGGCAAACCCGTGTACAACTCTGATGGCGAAGAGGGCTTGGTGGTCAATCTTACCGCTTCAGAGAACACGACTACGCAGTACTTCTCTACTATCACCAGTATTACCAAAGCCCCTACCTTGGGCTACGTAACCCTTTGGGCCGTAAACGCTTCGAACGCCGAGACTCAAATTGGCCAGTACGAACCGGGAGAGACCAATATCAGTTACCGTAGGTACCGAATCACGAGGAACGACACTTCAGAAGTACCAACCGTAAACGCCCTTTGTAAGCGCAGGTACGTACCCGTGGTTTCTGAGAACGATGACGTGATTCCGGGAAACATGGGTGCCTTGAAACTGGGCTTGATTTCTCTTAAGTACGAGGATACAAATGACTTGGAAAGAGCTACGGAATACTTTACAAGGGCATTGTCACTGCTGAACGCAGAGTTGCGTGAACAGCGGGGCGGTCAAATCAATACTATGCGGTTCAGTCCACACGGGTTTGGCCTAAGTCGCGTTGCTAAGCATTACTAAATATGGCTACACCCGCCGAAATCAGAGCAAGATACTATAAGAGTAAGCAGCGTTCACCTGAGGCGCAGGCTATCGCAAAGCGTTTGGAGGAGGCCCCGCGAAAGAGTGTTGAGGAATCAATTAGGATTAGCAGATTTAACGAAGGTCGCGACCCCTTCCTGAACACTCTTTCTGATGCATCGTCGGCACTTGCTACGGGCGGTTTTTCGTCTGTTGGCATGGATCCCGGTGCTCGCCGCGAGACTGTCCGCGCTGGCGTCGAAGCCGAGATCCCTGATTGGCTGCCAACCGAAGTTCAAGGTCGGTTGCGCGAACGTCAAGATGCCATGGGACGTAAGCTCGTTGAACGTGAAAAAGAACAGGCCGAGTACGAACGTATGGCTGGAGTTCCGACCCGCACTTTACTCCCCGGAGAAGATACTGGAACTTTGGTTTCTTCTGCCACTAAACGTGAACAAGCGGCGGAACGGTTTCAACCGGGAGACAACCTGCAACCACAAACAGAGGCAGACAGACTTTTATATGAAGATCCTGTGCAGCAAGCCCTGCTAGCGGCGACCCGTGAGCAAATTGCGCAGCAAAAAACTGAAGAGGGAGATGCGGCTTTTAAACGTTTAGCGGGGTACGAACTCGCAGGTAAATCAGCAAAAAAAACAAGCAAAGAAAGAGAAGAACGCGAAGGTGCGAGAGCAAAAGATCTATTTGCATCTTGGGACGCAGATAAAGCAGCCCGAGTCGAGGGGGAGCGTTACCAAAAAGATGCGAACCGTAGACTCTCACAAGTCAGACGCGCTTTGCGTAAGGGGGAAGATTTGTCTGCAGAACAGTTTAATGAATTGATGGACGAAGAAGCTTTGCTTCAAGGTGTTGTTGGGCGTAGGGAGCAAGGATTTTCTAAAGAAGTTACGGCTCTTGGTCGGGGTCTTGAAACCAATCGTCGTAGGAGGAAAGGTGAGGGCGAGCAACTCAGAGCAGCAGCTTTAAGGCGCGCTCTCGCTGCAGACACGGAAGCTGGTGGAGTCGAAAAATCAAAAGAAACTGCGGCTACCTACTCTATTGATCAGCTTATGGCGGCGATTAATGCTTTAAGATAAAATTATGGCTGAAGAATCCCGCTCAACTTTTGACTTTTCCGACCAGTTTGGATCTGACCCCATTGTTCGACGTTACCGTCCTACAGATTTAGTGGACATACGTGGAGCAGAGGCGGGGGCGCGTGAGGCGGCAGCTACTCGAGAATTGGCCGAGGCCAATCTATCCAAGGTGCAAGCTGAACTAACTGCACAACTGGCTCCTATGAAAACAGGAGTAGAGATGATCACCACGATGTCTAATTTGGTGAAACAGCGCACAGCTTTGCAGGAAGACGTAGCTATTAAACGTGGCGCAACAGCAATTTCTGAAGGTCTTAACAATCCTGACCTTGATCTTAAAGCCTTGGGGCAACTGGTTTCCGGTTCAAATGCTATCGGGCTCCGGGATGGAGAGACAGGGGTGAGAGCACGCTCCATTATGCTAGACAAGTTTAGGCAGAGTACAGATGCCGCAAGTTCGCCCTACGAAGTAGACACCGCTTTTAGTTTTGTCCCCGCAACAGTAGCAGCCGAACCCGAATTTCAAGCCGCTCGTACAAATGCTTTGGCCCAAGCCGCCTTGAGAGAAGGGGTTAAGAAAGCGTTTGCATCTGAGCCTTCTCTTGGTGGGGTACCTGTTACCGCAGGAGGTGGCGTCGACGTGCCGGGAGCTACAATAAGCATTGCTGCCGAAGCAGGGGCTCAACAAAGAAGGAAAGAAGCGCAAGAAAATCTTAGATTCGTACAACCCGCTATTGAAAGGTTAGAGCGTAGAGAACTTGAGGGCTCACTTACTAACTTGGAAAGACTGGAATTGAAAAATCTACAGTCCAGCGCAACGAATCTTCTTTCCCAAATCTTAGGGGGTGTACCGCAAGAAGGAGGAGAAGATACCAGCGACTTGGATGCGTCTATCGGAGGAGGAGGGGGCGGTGCGGCAACCCCGCCAACGACTACCGCTGCTCCCGAGCCTTCGACAGCAGCCACCACCCCTGCCGCTGCTCCCGCCCCCGCTCCCGTGGTTCCCGAAACACCTAAACCCCTAACTTTGGAAGAAGAAGCTATGCAGGCTGCCGAGCAAGGGGTACAAGCCGCAGCCCGTGCTAGCATAGCACCACAACTCGAACAAAAACGTGCCGCACAAGCCCAAAGAATCGAAGCGGCGAAACGGCGTTTAAACCTAGGGAACCTTCGTGAAGAAAGATCTCGTCTTCTTAAAAGTATTTACGATAATGAAAAAGGACAAAAACTTAAGAGGGGGCTAGCCCCTGATTCAGACATTGTAAAACGTGTTCAGGCAAGGATTGCAGAGATAGATACAGAACTTCCTAAAAAATAAGATGGCTCTCGCAAGACCTCCAGCTTGGCCGGAAATAGAGCAGGACGAAAAGTTTAAGGCTTTAACTCCGGAGCTTAAGCTTCAGACTTTAAAAAATTGGTCCACTGATTTAGAGAACTACGGAATCCCTAGCGGGATGTTCCGCTCACCTACTGCGCAAGAAAAATACGCATTGTTCTTGGATTCCAAGACACAGGAATACGAGTCCCAAATTTCGACACAGGTTGGCACACTTCAAGGCATCGCCAATGCCGCAGCCAATGCTTGGGATTCTTCGCAACAAGCTTTAAAGGCTGTCGGCGGAGTGTCGCCCGAAGAAGCTACTGAGATTTCAAAGATTGAATACGACAAGCAAGCGCGTAGCCTTGCTCCGGGTTATCGCGACTACTTAGACGCCCAAGGATTGGATGCGTTAAAAGCATTTGCAGTAAATCCTGTTGAGGTCACCACAAACATTGTAGCCGAGGGTTTGGCTGGCAGCGTCCCTGCGCTTGCTGCAGGTCTTACTACCGGGTTGGCTGGTGCTGCGATCGGCGCACCGACTGTTGTTGGCGCACCTGTCGGTTTCTTGGCGGGTCAAGTAACAGGTACTTTTGCCGGATCTTTGGCTACCGAATACGGTGGTAAGATTTTACAGGAACTCCAAGAAGCCGGGATGGACATGACCAATCCCGACAGCATCATTGAATTTTTCTCTAATGAAGAATTGGTTAATGCAGCGCGAGAAAAGGGTTTGAAAAGAGGTATACCTATTGCCGCATTCGATGCTGTTTCGGCAGGTATTGGCGGCAGGGTTAGCTCGATTGTCAAAGCTGCTACAAAAGCTCCTGCAGGTTCTGTTGCTCGCGGCGTAGCTGAAAGTGGCGCAGTCCAAGCCCTAACTAAAACCCCCACAAGGCTCGCCGCCACAGAACTTGGTATCCAAGCCGGGGCAGGCGGTCTGGGAGAAGTTGCAGGATCTTTGGTTGCTGGAGAACCCATCGAACCTAAATCTGTGTTTGCCGAGGTTATCGGTGAAGTTGGTCCGGGTGCTGTGGAAATTGCTACGGGACGGATTTCCTCTGGATTCAATGCGGAAAAAGCCGAGGCTAAAGCGGCCCGAGATAAGAAAGTTTCTGAGACTCTTAAAACTGAACAAACTTTGCAGGAAAATAATGCACCCCTGACCGCTCAAGCTTTGAGAGACGCAACCGTGGGTTCCTTGAAAGATGATTCAGAGGCTCAAAGGCTCCGGGAATTGACGCTGCAAGGTGAGCAACTTCCAGTCGCTACTCCGGACGTTGTTATTCCAAAACAGTATCAGAATGAAGAACTAGCAAAACTTACCGACGAACAGTTGTTGGCCGAGGGTTCTAAATTGAGCCAAGCTTTGGCCCAATTACAAACTACTGATCCGGCAATACTCAAGTTTTTCGCAGATAGGGGGGTGGACCCGAAGGCGTCCGTACCTATCGCACAAGCTGCTTTACAGAATGCTCGTAATGAATTTGTTAGACGGAGAGAACAGCCTGCCGCCCCTGCGGCTGTAACTCCTACTCCCGCCGCTGTTGCTGTAGCATCAGCACCAGCTACTCTTGACGAAGCTGTAGCTTACGCCGAGCGTCTAGAAACCCGAGGGATTATACCCGCCGCCGCTCCTGCTCCCGCTGGTGGCGTATCCTTTGCTCCTGCAGAAGAACGGGAAGTTCCCGGACTTGCCGCTGTTACACCGCCAGCAACGACAATTACTCCGGAAGAGATCGAACAGCAACGCGAGAGTACTTTTGAGCTACAGAAAAAAGACACGGAACGTAACATACCGGGAGACCCGTTTAGGAACTTTGTTGAAATTAAAATGCGTCAACCTTCTGCCGCTGGGGTTTTGAAGCTCTTGGCAGACAGCGGAGTAGTGCCGCAAGGAACGACTAGTCTGGCTCAAGTTCCAGACAAAGAAAACGTCATAGGGTGGCTCCGTGAAAATGGATTTGATAAAATGGGGGGTCAAACTCTCCCACTATTTCTCCGAGAGAAACAGGCGCGTGGCGAGACGCTAACTCCCTATTCACCTGCTGCAGGGCTACCACTGTTCCGTGCTGCCGAAGCTGCCACTCCCGCACCTGCCGCCGCTGTCCCTACTCCCGTTGTTGCAGGCCAACCTGTTTCTGCTCCAACTCCCGCTGCTGCTCCCGCTCCTGCAGCTACCGAAGACCCCGCTTTTCAACGTGCGTTAGCCCGTAGGGAACTTATCCGTGCCGAGCAAGAGAATCGTAGCAAGATTTTTGAACGTATACGACCCAAGCTAGGACAAGCTTCTATGGGGGCCGACCCGGACTTGGCTTTGGCTGCGGTCGAACTGGCTGTCAGCTACGCCAAAGAAGGTGTTATTCGCTTTACCGATTGGTCTGCACGTATGCGTAGAGACTTTCCCGAATTGTGGAATGAGCTAAAAGATTATTTGCAGGATGCGTGGAACACCGCCCGTGCGCAGGTTCCCGAATTGCAACCTTTAGAAGAACGTACCGCCGCACTCCCACTGACCCCGGCTCCCGCTGGCGAACGTCCGCAGGTTGCTATTACTCCCGCAGTCCCTACACCTACGGCCCCGGTGGCACCTATTCCCCCAACTCCAATCGAAGGTGGTCTGCCTCTAGCCCCCGCTCCCGAAGGAGAACGTCCCGCCGTGACTATTACACCTCCAGAACGGGTTGAAGGTATCGTTCCGGGCACTCTGGCAGAGTATCGTCAAAACCTCGTTCAGGAGGCACGTGATTCTGGCGTTCGGACAATTCGCCGTAGCTTTGAAGAGATCGAAACAGACATGAGGGGTAAAGGTTGGAATGGACGCAAATCTCTAAAGCGGTTTGTCCGCGAAGTCATGGACCAAGCCAACCAAGATCTACAGGAAGGAGTGGCTGCACCGACTCAAGTGATCCCGAATTCCAAGGAAGAGGTGGCGATCTACGCGGAGACTCGCAAGAACCAAGCCGTTCCGACAATGCCAACTATCATCAATAAACTTGCCAAAGCCACTGGCCGCGTATTGAGAGGTCTTAAAGAAGCACGTACTAAAATTCGTCCAGACAAAGAAACTCAAGGATACATTTCTAATCTTCGATCAATTCAGAAAAACGCCGAGACACAACTGGCTACAGATCTTGGCATTACTAATCCTGAGACTATCCGCTTCACCGCTGACCTCGACGATAGGCTCCGTATCCCTAATCGCGTCAGCACCACTATTGTCGGCCCCGGCACCTTGACTGGTGCCGATGTTACCAACCTCACTGTGGTAACTCCCGACCAGAACGCAACGCAAGACGAGGTGGAGCAAACTTTAATGGATAATCGCACGAAGGTCCGTGCGTTTGTAGCCAGTCTGCCAAACGGAAGTTATGAGATCCAAGACGCTGACGGAAATGTTGCCGGAACTTTGACGATTGCTCGACCCGAGGCAGTTCAACAAACCCCGGCGCAAAAACAAGCAGCAAAAGATCTACCAAAACTTCGTGGTTTACTGCAGCAAAAAAGCGACCTGATGGGGCAAATTCGCACGCTGCAGACTCGAATTAACCGTGGCGATGCTGGACAGCCGCTACCTGTTGGGGATTTCCGTAAAGGTTTGGAAGAACAGTTGGGTTTGCTTAACGAGAAATCCGATAAACTAGAAATTCGTATTGGCAAATTTTTGGACACAACCCGTCAGCAAATTATGAAGTTTGCCGATACAGCCACAGCGGCAGATCCCAATCCCGAACTTCTTGCAGTCCCCCCTTCCACAGAAGGGTCGCTGTCTGACTTTGCTACTTTCACCGAAGTCGATGGGAGCGAGGGTCTACTATTCGACGCCGTCGAATACTTGTCTGGTAATTTAGACATTTCTCTCGATGACACGTTTGTCAACGACAGCGAGGTAACCGCCCGACAGTTAGACCAAGGACGTACTTTGACCGTCCCTACCGAGTTCCGCGAACGAGTGGCTCCGGGGATCACATTCGATCCAGAGACCGGGGTCGTTACTTCAGCCGTATCGGCAATCAACGGAGGTACCCGAGTCTCCGCTGCAGGCCAACTCCAAGCTGCTGCCAATGAAGCTAAGACGATCATGGACACGGATTTCAGTCCCGTACCCGAAGAACGTGTAAACATTTCAGATGTAATCGCTGGGGTCAATCGCAACCCCGAAACAGGCGCAGTTACGTCCACCGAGAAGCCGATGACTCCCGAGCAGATCGCTTTGGTTGAAAATGCCGATGGCCTTCTTGCTACCTACACAGCTAACTCTAATGTCGACGAAGATCGGGCGACCCAGATTGCGCGGATTATTTACGCCCGTGCTATTCGTAAAGGAATATCCACTACTCCGCGCCGTGCTTTTTCGCAGGCTATTCGTAAATTGTTGGAGCGGCAGCAATACCGCCCGCAAATGCTCTCCACAGACGTAGCGGTACAGGGAACCGAGAATGTGTTTTTGGGCGATCGTTTGTCAGTAGCGGGTATGCTGGAGGAGTTTGAAGGTGCCCGACCTGTCGATGAAGGGTATGCGGAAGAACCGAGTCCGGGCAAAGTTGTCGAATCGAAGGATGCTTTAGATACCGATGAACTTATCTATCGTCAGACTACCTTACGTCATGCTCGACTGATTGCCGCCGATCCAGAGATCAACAACGGAAGTTCCTCGTTTTTGAAAGAACACGCTCGTGAGATGCTTACGCTTCGCCGTAGGTTGGCTAAAGACAAAAAGCTTTTAGGATTTACCCAAGACGAGATTGCTAATTTTACGATGCGGGTCTTAATGGATTTGGATAAAAATCCGATGTCTGCTCGTGGAACCATGAACAATCGTGGGTTTTATTCTGCAGACCCCGATAGCGTTGAGCCGTCCGATGTTTCCGCAACCAACGAGGAGAGGGGACGGGCACTGCGAATTATCCGCGAAGTTGTGGGTAAGTTCTATCCGGGAATCCGTGAAGTCGTAGTTACGGACGGTAAGGGCCGTATGCACGTTGATCCAGCACTCAGCCGTTCGCTATTCGCGAATCCAGAACGTGTGGCCGAAGTTATTCGTGGGATGGATGACACCGAAGCTGCGGGTTTTGTCCGCGCCCTCACCCTACACGAGTACTACCATCTTGGCTTACTCCGCAAGGTAGGCGTCGAAGGACTGCAAGAGATCGGCGACAACATGACCGATGTTCAGTTAGATGAAGCTGCTGACATTTACTTCAGCCGAGCGGTTTTTGCAAACGAGGCTGATCAGCAAGCGGCTTACGATCGATTCAAAGCTGATCGTGTATCTGCGGCAATTGAATTTATTACTATGCTGGCTGAGCGTATGAAGAACGGCCAGTCTGTCCAAGAGATGCCGGAACTGGCTGGCATGTCTCAGAACGTGTTGAAGCGTATCCTTTCGGCTATCAAAGCAATCTGGCGGAGGCTGGGAACGCATGTTCGCGTTTATCGCAATCCCGGTTTGCAGGAAAAACTAAACAATCTTTTTGATGGTGTTCGTGAGTTGGATGAATTGGCTTACGGTGAATCAGTGTACCCCGAACGTAACCCCGAGTTCCGTGAGGCACCTGCCGAGTATGCCGAGCAAGTTGGTCGCATCTTTGAATCTTACAAAGCCGATACTAGGAAGTCTTACGAAGTTCGCTTGCCCGGAAACCCGAAAACAGGGACTACCGCAGAAAATCCGGGAGCCGCTGTAAGGCAAGTTGTCGCAAGGTTTATTCGCGAAAAAGGTAGCGTTGTTATCAATGGTCGGCAAATTACTGATATAGGGGTGGCCAACTCAGAGATTGCTAAACAAGGGTCCCCAATCAAATTTGCCAAACTCACGGTACCGAAAGCCGAGCAGACTTTGGCTAAAGCTACAGCAAAACCCGATGCTAACGGCCAAATAGTCCAAGGAGATTTTGGATTCTACTCTTACTCGCCTGACACACGTATTCGCGAAGGTCTTCTTGGCCAAGAGAAAGGTGGTTTCTGGGAAAACTTAAAGTCCATGTTTACGGGTCGCTATAGCGAAACCCGTTCAAAAGTAGGAGGGTTTGGTTCTTCTGGTAAGTTTGCACCAGATCAAAGAGATATACGCATACGTCAAGCATCTAAAATTAATGCTGCAGTTGCCAAAGCTGAATTTCTTGTTTCTAAATACAAAAAAGTTCTTAAGAAAGTATATAAGAAAGAGGCTATCCCAATTGAGTTGATCAATACTGCTTTGGGTTCTACGGAGAATAAATACACAGATGACCAATACCGACAAATTCAAGCTGCGGTTGATGAGGACGCCCGAGCCGCTTTAGTTCGTCAGTTCATGGAACAGAATTTGATACAATCAAAAGCTAAAATTTTGGATGCCCAAAATCAATTGCCAAAAGAACTTTCGTCTGTATTGGTTGAGATGCGTGAGAATTTAATAGATCTAAGCGACAAACTTGTTGCCGGAGGTTACCTTTCTGGAAAAATGCAAATGGTTGTGGAAGCCAACAAAGAAGTTTACTTACATAGATCATATCAGATTTTTGACAATCCGGAGTGGAAAGCTCTCATGGAAAAACCCGAGCCGGGATCTGAACAAGAAAGAATCTTAAACGCTGCTGACAGACTCTTTCGTTCAAAGGCTCAAGCCGACATAGCCCGTGACCTTCGCAACGAAGCGGCGAAGAGCGGAGTTCAGATGAGCGTAACCCGATCTTTAGAACTTGCTGCAAGGTACAAAGATGACATTGCGATCAAGGCGCATAACATGCTGATCGACTACCTAAGTGTAGCCGACGATCGTGAGAATAATTTCCTTCTTACGGGAAGGCTGCCGGGACAGCGCAAGCTAGATATTATAAAAGTGCGTGGTCAGATACCCAAAGAAGTTCGAGAACTTTGGGGCGAAATACAAGACAACGAAACTAACTTCGTTAAGAGTGTTGCTAAAATTTCTGCTTTTATGGCAACCACTGATACGGCCAGAGAGTTGCTCGATCTAGGAATTAAACAAAACTACATTTGGAAAAAAGGTTTGTCTAAAGAACCCAGCCCACCTGCAGGATTTCGGCCCATCTACCCGCCGGGAACTGTTGGTGAATACAACCCATTGAAAGATGCTTTTGCACCGCAGGAAGTTCGAGAAGCTTTTAGGTCGTTGAAGGATGTGGATACTATGCAAGGTTGGGCTAAGTGGTTTTCTGGATTGACTGTTTGGTCGATGGCTTCGAAAACAGTCGGTAACTTTCCACAGGGTTACGTTAGAAATTTTTTAAGTAATCCGTTGCTCCTTGTTAATGGTGGTTTTATTGAGGGCATGGACTTGCTTAACCCTATGCAAATGTTACGTAACGGTAAGCTAGCATTCCGAACCGCTTTGGCTAATACGGGCCTTAGTTTTGACGAAGCTATCCAAGCAAAACGGAACGAATATATTAGTGAAGGGGTGATCGGGGACAACGTTGAGTCAGGTTTGTTTAGGGAGATGATTGAAACCAGCATGGGTCAACCGGGAATACCTTCTTTGTGGCAGGAAACCAAAGGTAAGAAAAATCTTAAACAGCAAGCACGTATGGCTACAGGTACCGCTAAAAGATTTTTTGAAAAGATGGCTGACATATATCAGGGTATCGATGATTTCTGGAAAGTCTTTGCCTACGAACAGGAGAAGAAGTTTCAGAAGAGGACCCACCCAGACTGGGATGAAGCTAAAATTCGTCGTGAATCGGCGGGGCGTGTGCGCAATAAACTGCCAACTTACAGCTTGTCTCCCGAAGTTACTAAAACAATTCGTCGAGTTCCCTTCATAGCTCCGTTCATTACTTGGACTAGTGAAATTATAAGAACTGGCGCAAACACTTTTGCAATTGCCGCCGAGGATATTCGGGTTGGGCGAGAGACCAACAACAAGGAGATGATAAATAATGGAATGAGGTCTTTGAAAGGTGCTTTGTTTTCGGCAGCTTTGATCCCGACAGCAGTAGCTACGACTAAAGCTATTTTCGGGTACGACGAGGAGGATGATGAAGCTATACGGCAGTTTGTCCCAGACTTTGAAAAGAACGATCAGCTACTTTATATCGGTGAAAGAGAAGACGGAAAAGCTTCTTACATTAATCTTAGTTATCTTGATCCGCAAAACATGCGAGCGGAAACAGCTATTGCTTTTTACCGAGCTATTCGCGGTGAAGAAGGAGTTGGGGAGGCGTTTTTAAACGCCGCTACTCAGATGCTACAGCCCCTTCTTTCTGAGCAATTATTTGCGGGGGCTGTAATGGACTTAGCTAGAAATCGTACAACCTTGGGAGGTCAAATTTGGAATGAGCAGGATTCTCCGACTAACATCACCATAGCTAAACTTTCACACTTGGCTAAAGCGTTGTCTCCCGGAGTTATAACGGGAGTTGGCACTAGGGTGTATCGAGCCGCTACAGGTCAGGTTACTAGACAAGGTAGGAGCTACGACTTGTCTAACGAGTTGGCGGGGGCAGGTTTTGGACAGCGCGTTGCAGAAATTGATGCCCAAACAATGTTGGGTAATAAAGTGAGGGGGTTCTTGTCAGGTCGTTCTGAAGCAACTCAACTTCTTACTCAGATTTTAAATAGTCGGGGGACTATAGATATTGGCGACATACCTGATGCTTACCGAAGAGCGAACGAAGCGTACGTAAGACTGTACGAAGATATGAAAAAATCTTACGAATCTGCTTTACGTTTGGGAGTTTCGAGACAACAAGCTATTCGCATTATAAGTGGCGCGGGTAAGCAAACGGGGCTAAGCGACAAAGACACTGCGGCTATTGTAACTGGCAGGTTTCCGCAACTTAGATTGAGTAAACCTACTCTTGATGTAACTTTAACGGCTACACCTGATAGAGCAGAAAATCTTGCTCGTAGAAAAGCGTACCTAGAGGCGGTAAAGTCCTACGATACCCAGAATTAACAAGATCAGGGGTATGGGTAAGATAACCGCAAAAGCTACGGTCTCGACAACTTGCTCTGCCACGAACTCTATTTTTTCTTTGTTATTCATAATATGTTAAAGTTAAAAATTAATAATGTGATACCTACCGGAGGGTGGGTATATACTCATCCTAGTACGGGATTTGTAGTTACGGCTCCTACTTGGAACGATTTGATTCTTCGGATTAGGAAGTATCGTATTGCCAATGGTATCTCTCTTGGCACGAACTTTGAGGAAACCATTGGTAGTGAAATTTGCCAGCAACAAGGATGGTCAGAGCCTAGCTGCATGCAAGAGGAGGCAACTCCTTTGAAGTTACGGAACATAGGTATGCAAGACATTGTAGGATTTCTTAAAGTTCTCAAACACTGGCTTCTTAACAACCCTGTTTTTGTTGAACCTGAGGAAGCGGAACGCAGGGCTAGTATCTGTTCTACTTGTCCTTACAACGTTGACGTTTATGGGTGTATGGGTTGCACCAACATTGCGGGACTGATTTTTAATGTCACTGGAGATCGTACAACTTCGTACGATCTAAAATTACGTAACTGTCAAATGTGTGGTTGTGTTAATAAAGCCCAAGTTTGGGTGCCACAGGAAACCTTGGCTCAAGGGCTTACTGTAGAAGTAAAAGAGAGTTTACCAGAGTGGTGCTGGAAGAAGCAGGGCTAGGACTGTTCCTTGAATTCGTAGAACCATAGCTCCTCCTCGCTTTCGCTGACCCAGCGGCTTCCGGTGTGTTCGCAACTGAACTCCTGACTGAATACTTTCCAGTCGGGCTTTTTCGGGAACGACTTGGCAATGAAGGACCCGCCATCCATCCAAAGGACTCGATTGTTGGGCTGGATAAAGAACTGCCCATCGCCTTTGAATACGTGCCCACATTTGTGCCCTGCTGCCATTTCCCCGTAGCCACTTTGAAACTGGGGGCCAAGAGCCCAGTCCAAGGTAAACATGTACTGCGCTTTGTGCAGGGTGCGGTCTTTGAGCATGATATTCGCCGCACGGTTTTTACAGTACTCAATGATTCCAGCGGAGCAGTAGTAACTCATGGTGTCCCAGAGTTGTACCCAGTCTAAGGGGTAGCCAGTACCCCCGGTATCTTCGGTGTGGAGGTAGTGGATTGGAACTCTGGCGTGTTGACTTCCGTACTCGGTCATCACACTAAACAACCCACACCGCTGTGGGATGGAGGTGAAGTTAAACACCTCTACTACGATCCTCTCTCGGTTTACGTCTGGTTCAAGGTCGTAGAGGAATCCGGTGTCAAGGTGGGCAAAGAATACGGGTATGTTGATGTTTAGGTAGTTACTCATTTAAATTTAGGACAAGACTCGAAAGTATAGCCCATGTTGTCTTTGCAGGAAACTAAAGGGTTGATGCCATCTGGAATCGGCCAATTTATTGCTACGGTTCTGTCGTTCCACAACAAGGTATGTTCGGAAATTGGGTCGTAGTAACTGGTGCATTTGTAGTGGAAGATAACATCATCACTAAGACTGAAAAAACCGTGGGCAAATCCTTTCGGCACGGACAACATAAGCTTGTTGTACTCGGACAACACGAATCCTTGCCACTCCCCAAAGGTATCTGAAGACTCACGCAAGTCCACGATAACATCGAAGACACAACCTTTCAGCACAGATACCAGCTTTCCTTGGGAATTGGGGAGTTGGTAATGGAGGCCGCGCAACACATTCTTTTTGGAATAGCTTACGTTGTCTTGGACAAAGGTAAGCGGCAGCCCTAGTTTATCAAGGGTTCCTTGGTTCCAAGGTTCAAAGAAGCATCCTCGCTCGTCCTCGAATACTCTCGGATTAATTAGCAGGGCGTCTTTAAGGTTGGTTGGATAGATTATCATCTAACAGATTCAATGACACACCAGCTTCACAGAACATCTTTCTAGCGATTTCGAAAGACTCTGTCCATCGGGAAACTGGTGCATTGGGGCAATAAACTTTTTTGATCCCAGATTGGATGATGGCTGCGGCACAGTGGCAACAGGGTTGGAAAGGCCAGACATAAATAGCGTAATTTTTAAGCTGTTCGTGCGCCGTGAGTATGGCGTTGGCTTCGGCATGTACGGTGTACTGCAGCTTTTTGTCGCGGTCTAACAGCCGTTCGGGGCTGTCTTCCACGCCACGGGGAAGGCCGTTGAATCCAACGCTGGCTATTGTTTTGTCGGGGCGTACGATGACTGCGCCACACTGGGTACTAGGATCCTTGCTCCATTGGGCTACGTGCTTGGCCAACCCAAGGAATCTATGTTCCCATTTCATTCGAGTAACTTCTCAATCTCTTCAACATAGCTCTCGATGCCGTCCCAAGAACGGAACTGACGAACGTAGGTAGGGTCTCCAAGGGGGTCTCTCCATTCAAATTTGTCGTTGTGCATCGCCCACAAATACGCGCCGATCACGTTAAACTCGCTGAACGATCTGTAGGGTCTCTCCAAAACAAATTCTTCTAGAGTTTTGGAATATTTTTCTTCAATGAATCCACGAAGCTGACCGTACACCCACCTTGGGTACACGAAAGGAAACCTTCGCATGAACTCATTCTCCGGAACCCAACCAAGTACTTCTGATACTACTGTTTGCCAAGGACATCCTGACAACTTGGAGTACGGTTCGTAGTACTGAATAGTCTTACCGTCTACTATGAAAGTTTCCGGTGTCACTTCTTGGGTAAACACTGTGTCTGAATCAAAGTGTAGTATGAAGTCTGCGTCAGAATAGGTGTCTGCCATCAGCTTGGTTATTTGTTGCCCAAGGTAATCGTCGGAGTAAATTGGACACTCGTGAATTTTTTCTAGCGTCAGATGTTTTAGATCATCTTTCTGCCCTTGAGGTACAATAATATGTATGTCGCGAAAGCCCTTGGCTCGCATGTTTATTGATCTAAGGGCATAGGGTAGCCAAGAGAAGTCGCCTCTATACGATCGAATCACTATGTCTGTTGTCATTAGAATCGGAGGATGATGAGGGCGTCATCAAAGCGGCCCTTTACGTTACGCAAATCTAGAGTATCGCAATCGGCATGCAACTCCCGAAAAGCGGAGGACACGCTGTCGAAGTCCAATATATCTTCGACAATGTAAATTCCGCCGGGGTTCATGCGGCTTCGCAATAAATTGAAAGTCGTTACTTGATCTGAGGGCATGTGAGACCCGTCATCAATCACAACATCAAATTTCGTGTCTCCGAGTTTGTCCAAGATCTCCGGTTTAGTGGCATCGGCTTCGAGTATGTTGACACGGGGAGCTTTGAACTCGTCTACGTTGAATACCACACTTATATCTGCTCCGTATATCTTGGCATCCTTGCCAAAGTATTCGTCCCACATCCGAACCGAGTAGCCGAAAGCCAAGCCGATCTCTAGGATGGTGCCGGATTCGCGGTATGGCTTCAGCAGTTCTTCGTATACGGGGATGTATGAGTGTAGGTTGCCTTTATCGGCGTGTCCGACATCACCTTCAAGCCCGTGTTTCGAGTATATTTCTTGTAGTGTTTGCATAAGATTTAATACGATAGGTTGTAAGTTTGTCTGTCTAAATCGGTAATTTCAGTACAAGGACTGGCGAACATGTCTTCTTCGGAGACTGCTTCCCAGAACTTATTAGTAAGTGGCAGCCGCAAGAACTTCTCGTTCATACTCTTCATCAACCACAACGTGAAATATTTTGAGGTGTGGTTTGGGGTGTAGCACATCTTAAGCTTGGTCCAGTTCTCTTTGAAATACTCGGCCATGTCCGGAAAATCTGAAAGCTTGCAGATAGAACAAAACTTTTCAATTGCCAGTAGGCCACGCTCCGACCAGTCATCAGGCACAGTCCCCGTGGTAGCGAAGTCATTGTAGAATATAAAGTGATCGTGGAAGTTAGGTATGGAGATATCTACCCCAGCTTTCATGCCGAACTGGTAGATATTTTTAGTGGCTTCTCTAGATGTATTGAACATACCGTAGTTGCCGAAGTGCTCATGGATAAAGATATCAGCGGAGCCAAGTAAGGACAGGATACGTTGGTCAGTCTCCAATGAGTCTATAGCTTTCTCAAAACTTTCTACTAGCTGGTCGTTTGAATCCCAGTGCCAGTCGAAAGGATTGACGTAAGATATGGTCATCGCGCCATCACTCATGTTATTCCACCGCGACAGGTAGTTTAAAAACGCCATCGTCCTACACGAACCTAAAATTAATACACGGGTGGGTCCGCTTCCTGTTCTATAGAAACCATCGCGCAGCTGTGCTAGTTTTGTGTCGTAAGTATATATCATATAATATGTTTGTGTAGTTCCCGCATCATTGTTAGATCTAGGCTTCTGTTGTGATCCTGCTTAAGTCTGAAAAAGAAATGCTTTTCGGCTTTACGCATGTCTGAAAAATTATGGAATAGAAAGTTGTTTGAGCCGCCGTAACATAAACAAAGATACTCGGTGGTGAAGTCGTTATTTTTTATGCTGGCGTGATACTGTTTTGGGTCGTTGGAGTTGATAGAACAAGCCATAGCACCTTGATCAAGAGATATGTCTAGAGCTTCGGCTATGCGAGAGATGGCTACATCTTCCATGAGGTCATTTCGCCAAATGTTTTTGTTAGCTACCATCTTCTCTACGACATCTCGTGAAAAGATGAACTGACCGCCACCCCAAAGAAAACGGACACCCGGCTCGCTGCCCGTGACAAGTGCTTTAAGCACTCCAAGTTTTGGTAGGGTCTGAACGTGCTCGACTAGGTTTTTTTTGTGGACGTAACAACTGGAGTTAGGTCTTGCTACGTACTCCCAATCTGGGATAGCGAGTGCTAGTTCGAAGGCTTCCATGGTTCGGCTAGACAGGTCATCAAGATCATCACTGATCTTGGAGTAGAAAATATTGTTACCAACTGGACCGGGAGTGTTGCCGCAGTAGTACATGGTAAGAGTGTCGGGGTGTTCAACTTTGTCCCAAGTATCCATTGAGGTATCCATGAGTTCGCCCCATGGAGTTCTCCTCGAACTCATCACCAGTATTAAAACAGATTTTTTCACGAACCTACCTAAAGCGTGAGGCTTTATCGGCAATCTTTTTGGGCTGCTTCACAAACTGTTTACCGGAGCGGTTGCCTTCGGCTTTGGCTCTGTTGGTAGCGGCCTTTTCTGCGGAGGAGAGCGCACCCCAAGCTGCGTCTGGTAGGTAGCGTTTCTTACCTTTGGATGGTGTGCTGTCGGAAGTACGCCATTCTTGGGCTGTCCAGTCTTTAAGAGACTGCTGGGATTTTTTTAGCATGGTTAGTTTTTATACCCGCCACCAGATTTTTTGTAAGCTGACGCTAGAAGTTGTGCTTTGCGAGCCGACCATTCGCCCGGATCGCCGCCTTTGGTACCTGCTTTGATGCGGTTGAACAGACGTTTACGCATGGTAGGTTTTGTATAATTACCCGCTTCGTTTACTTTGCTTTTGGATTCCATAGGTACCGCGCCCCTACTCGTGGTAGTTTTTAATAGCGTCAACTGCGATAGCCACGCCTATCGACAAGACAATGAGAAAAAAGCCGAACTCTAACATACTACTTGGCGAGCATGAAGAGACCTGCGTTTGCGAAAGAGTATCCCGCATACGCAAGACACATTCCATAATTCCCCTGCCATCCTTGTTCGATTGAGACATATGCGTAGATAAATCCAACCAAGATTATGAGGGGTCCAGACATCAGACTACAACTTCCCCTTTATAGAGGGAGGCTGAAGCTTTTTTAATAAACAGCCACGCCAAAAGTACCCTGCCCCAAAAACTGCAGGCACGGTAGTGCACATCAACTTCTGAGTCCGCCATATCGACTACTTCGATTTCTAGCTTTGGTTTTGGTTTACGTTTAGGTTTAGGTTTTGTATTTTTACTTTTCATAAATTTAAACAATTACTCCATCATTGTGTTTGGCTACGAAAGCACACACTTCCCCGGCCAGCTGTCCGATTTCTTCTACAGCTTCTTCATCTATATCAAAAAGTCTAGCATGAATTAATTCGTGGCAGACAAGTTCAATGCCCCTACTTTTAAGTGCTTGTGGGCGTAGGTAGATAACTCTTTCGTCAAGAACGCAGAGGCCATCGTAAGCATTCTTACCGGGTGGATTTTGTATTTTTACTTTCCACCAACGCTCTGCGATTTTTATGCGTTTAGTTGGTATCTTCTGTTTCATGTGACGAAGACCAAGAATATCTTCAAAAAATGGTGCATTAACCAGAAAAAAAGAACCCAGAAAACTAGACAACCAAGTATTAAAATAGGTACCGCAAGGTTAACGGGAGGTTTTTTGTGGAGATTTTTTCTTTGTGTACTTGTTTTCATTGCCAATAAGGTGCCAAGCTGAATTGTATTCGTGATACTTGTTACTTAAATTCAAGTTAACAGTCTCTAGTTTATCTACCGGGATTATCCACCAAGTGTTGAGTGGCATGATGAAGGCTGCGTAAATATCGCAGTCTCTCCAGTTGTAGGATTTTCTCACTCGGCCCCTACCATAGACGGTCTTGAACCGATAAGCTCCTCTTGAAGTCTTACTAACGTACTTAATTTGAACCCTGCTCAGTGTTTTTTGAGTGTCGACGATGGCATCATATCTGGTGTCTTCGCCGACAGGGATGGAGACTTTCCAGCCTCGCTTCATACACTCCACCATGAAAGCGAGTTCGTACAAAGCTCCGTTGTGTTTATGTGAGAGGGTCACGTTAATAAAACTAGCGGGGACTGTAGACCATGAAGTAGGCGTCTGTTGGCCTGCCACCATAATATTCACATCCTTCAGACAGGAGTGTGAACACAACAGCGACAGCCAACAAACACGCTACTATCATAGGATGCAGTTTTGCAACTGCAACTTCCGAATCATTGCCTACTGCGATTGGCTGACTTAGATAAAACTCGGAGGTTGTTAGCTGCATTGTGAAGACCATTAATGTGGTCAACATCTTTGCCGTCTCCTTTGCGAACTCTGCCCTTGCGCGTCATCATGCGTCGAGCAGCGTTGCGCACAGCGCGGCGTTTCTTTTGCTCTTCCGTACCTTGGTAGTTTTCGTACTCGGCTTTGTAGTTACGGTTGCTCATCGTTACTGAGGTTTGGTTCGGCTTCTCCCCCTTCGACTTTCAAACTTGGCAGTTCGTTAAGCAAGGACATTTCGAGAACCGTGTCTGCAATCTTCAAAGAGACTACCGACAAAGCGTCGACATTCCAACCTTTATTTTCTGGCTGTGAGGCGAGCAGTCCCGAGAGGGCGTGTCCTGCAAGCATGATGCGTTTATCTTCTGGTTTCATATTAGTGCTTTCTATAGGTTACGTTGAACACGTTTGGGTCCCAGCATGCACGGCATTCGCCGCATTTGTTATCCTGCTTACTCGCTGGGCAAGTGAAGCCGGGGTTTGCACTTACTCCGCTGACCTGCATACCAAGACGGCGTGCAAGGGTCTCCGGAGCAGGTCCGTCAATCATGTGTGACGAAAGGCGTACTGTCAAGTTGGGCGGGATCGCGTTGCCCAGTTTGACGTAGTCGGACACTACAGAATACTCCCGTGTAGGTATCCAGAATTGGACGTGGGGTAGCCGCTTGGCTATCTCGACAATGTTGGCTAAGTGCCAAGTCCCCTGTAGATCGCCCGAGTCGTGCCACCGGAAGTACTCGTCTCCGGTGCGGTCGATGAGGTAGACCATGGCATCTACCCAGCGGGAGTCCTTGAGGGATTGGAACCTACGCTCCATGGCTCGTTGGACCGTGCCTGTCGGATACCTACCCTTAAAGGCGTAGCACTTACTGCATACGCTACCCTCTACCTTGCGTAGTTTACTGCCTGTCTTGCAGTACTTTGCGGGTGTGGAGTATGCGTGACCCGGCATCTTGCTTGGTTTGGACAGTGTGCCGACGATAGCTTCGGCGTCTTCGGCTTTGGCAAATGTTGTATTCATGTGGTTATATGTATTAGTTGTTTCAGTGTTTAGTTGTTCGCGTGTTGTTCTGCCGGATGCGCGACCCCCGACATCTATCGAGAGCTACTAGTGGATATGTAATCAACTGCGCCATTATTACGAAGGAGGTAGCCTGTCGTAGAAGTGGTTGCGTTATTATTGTCTGATGTTGTAGCATGGAAGCATCACCCCCTTTCTAAGTTGTTGGTTTAGATTGACTTAGTTATTCTTGAAGTCCATCGGACTGGTTTTTAACAGTGTCTCAACCGGAATGTACCTGCCTTCTTGTGCGATCATATCTGGTTCTGGAATCACAAATGCTGGCGTCATGTAAATGATGTCATCATCTGGATCCATGGCAGGTATGAACAACACATCACAGGTCTCCCCGGTTTTGCAATCTAGACACTTAACTATTTCGCAGTCTTCGAAGCGGTTGGCTAGGAAGAGGCGAATGACGGAGAGGCGTATCAACGCCCCCGGATCTACTGGTTCTGTTTCATCTGACATATTAGGTTTTCATTTTTTCTATAACTTTGGAGGTTAAGACTTTACCCCATGACTCCGGTGTTAACTCGGCCATCTGAACAGATGGGGACAAGAACAACCGGAGCCATCGGGTCAAGGGTTCGGAGTTCGGGGACAGGTCATCGTACAAACAATACTCGCGGACAAAGACAACCAGATCTTCCACAAAAAGGAAGACACAGTCATCTGGATCTTCTTGGTAGCAGGGGTAGCCATCTTCCCCCACATTGTCTGCCATCCTTGAAGCAGTCTGTAACCATTGTTGAGTGGACGCTGCACTGGCCCAGTCTGGGAGTACGTAGCTAGGATCTCTAGCCAACGATACAACCATCTGCACTTCGTAGCTTGTCATGTCATGGCGAGCTTAACCAAAGTCGCGCTGGTCACAGCGAGGTTGCGGTCAATGCTAGCTAGGGATTCCTCGGCTTTCTTACGCTCGGCAGTGCGATCGGGTTTCGCATCTACGCGATCCAAGAATTCCTGCGGAATGAATGCTCGGAGTTCTGCCCAGTTCTTGAGGGCGGAATTGAGGGACTTGGCCGACCGGAGATAAGTAATAATATCATTGGATATCTTATCCCATTTCTCTTGAAGCTCTTCGTATTGATGGTATAAATCGTACAGCTTGCGAAGGTCTCCGGTAAGATTCTTATCATCTATCGTGAACACACTCCCCGAACTTTGTCTAGGTGGTACAAGGAATGGTTTCTTTCCGGCAATAATAATTCTAAACTGTGTGTGTTTAGAATCTCCGGAGACCGGATCAGCTGCCAACTGCACCTTTAGATAGATGTGAGGATTGTACTCTTTGGACAAGTCTTTCATCCAATTGGTTGGCATCTGCGATTTTAAGTGCAGATGTTCCCCCCACACCAAGTCGATCAACTCGGTGTTTGAGCCATCGGAGTAGAACAACTTGTCGTAGTCGGAAGACCCGAGTTGGAGTCCCATATCTTTGAGATACATGGAGCGGACATGCATACGGACATCGTTTTGTAGTTCAGCTGATATTCTTACGTTCATATATTTATCTTTCTTTCTTTTGTGTTTATGGTTTATGTTAGGGTCCCCTTTACCAAGGTTCGCCAGCAACGAAGGGGTACGCTGTCAATCAAAACCGGAAGTACATCTTCCAGTGGGCTCGAGACACTCTTGGCTTGTCAAGTTACTACTTAGGCTGCCTGTTGGGCTGCGTTACTACCGCCTCCGAATCCCATAGCTGCAAGAATATCTTCAGCTTTGGACTTGAGTTCGGCACGGACATCCGCGTTGTCGCGGACTTCCTCGATGTCGTAGACACCGATCTCTTGCATGGCGCGAACCCGCAGCTTCTCAAGCTCATCGTCTTTGGTGACGTTAAGATTGGGGATCAACTCGCATAGTTCCCGCAGGTTACTGATCAACGAAGCGTGGATGCGTGTACCTTCCCGCTTCTTGTTGGCCTCAACCATGCGAGCAATGATGTGCTGCAGCCTGTCGGCCAAGCGGCGATACAGATCATTGCGAGCTTCGTTGGTTGCATCCGCGACACGGAGGTCCGTCTCGGCACGGATCTGTGCAATCGCTTCTTCCGGCATGTCATCCAAGCGGAAGTCGCGGCTGTCGGGCATCGGATGGTAGGCAACCTTGACGTTGAACTTGTTGCGAACCTCACCAAGCGGCGGGTAGTCAGCGGGGTTTGCCATGGCCCCCAACTGCATTATCGCTTTGTCTCGGTGCTGTTCGTAGTTGCTGCAGAAGTTGTCGAACAGGGAGTTCAACGAGGCGAGGCGCGCTCGCATTTCATCGGTGAACTTGTCCCACTGTGCGACAGGCAGGAGACGCATAGCGTCATCGCCCCACGGCAGGGTGTTTTGGTAGAACCAATTACGCAGCGCGGCGGCTTCGGCTTGGATGGGTTTGATACTCTCCTCGGGGAGAATGTTCTTCACGAACGCGCCAGCATTGTGCGAGGCGTTCTTGCTGATCAAGACCTCACGTGTGACGGTGCGGTCGGTTTTCTTGGGGTTGAACAGTCCAATGGATAGGCTGGTCAACATTGCTTGATTACGGATTGTGCTCATATGTTTATTGTATTTTGGGTTTGTGTTAAGGAGACCCCTTGAGCCGCAAGCATTGGCTCATCGGCTCAAGGGATCAAGGAATTACTCAGCTATCCGCACTGTTGATGCGGACTACTTGGCCAAACGGATAGTCGGTGCCTCCGTAGTCGACCCAGATCACCGGATAGCCGGGATGCTCGGTCGGGAAGGCTCCGTAACCATCGGTGAAGTAGACCACAGCTTCGGGCGAATCGGGCAGAGACTTGACCCTGTCGAATACAGGACGGAAGTCTGTGCCGCCACCACCCTTGGCAGTGAAGTCTCGAAGGTTGTCGCCGTAAGCGAACTCGCGTTCTTGATTGATCGCGGCATCGCAGTCGATGACAATGATCTTCTCTGGCTTGACGGTGTCCAAACAATACTGAACCTCCGCCATGAACTTGCCCAACATCTCGTTGGTTACCGAACCAGATGTATCCAAGGCAACAACGAAGGTGCCGACACGCTCGCTGTATAGGGTAGGCAGGAAGATGTCCTCCTCCATGAAGCGGCGATCGGGTCGTGTCTCATCGTAGTCATCGTTGGATGGAGCCGACAGCAACTCGCGCAGAACCTCGCGCCAGTCTTGTGTGCCCTTGAGGTGTCGCTCGATAGCGCGGGTCATACTACCCGACTCGCGGCCCCGCAACTTGGAGGCGTTGATACCTTCAACGGCTCGCTGACGCCAGTCCTCCTCGGTGTTGCCATCGTCGGCAGCTGGGTCCGTGAAGTCGCCCATGCCACCGCTCTCGTCTTCGCCGCCGCCTCCACCACTACCGCCACCGCCACCATCGGGGGGATCGGGCAGGAGATTGTATACTTCCTCCTCGGCCATGTTGTCGTATTTGGAATCGAGCAACCCGCCTTCGGGTAGCTTGAAGGGAGCGTGTCTACTGGCAGCAACCTCGTCCTCATTGTATTTCATGAGGTAGTTGTTGATCACGTAGTCCGTAGCGTGGTTCCACTTCTTCATCTTGCGGCTGCCCTTGCGCCACAGATGGCCGAACGCCAAGTGAAGAACCTCGTGGGCGAGGACAGTCAACAACTCGGTATCGTCGAGCGTGGCACAGAAGTCCGGATTGTATCGCATGCTCACACCATCCACACAGAATGTGGGGACGGCGTAGTCCTGCTTGACTCGCATCTTGAGTGCCAGTGCAGCGAAGAACGGATGGTCTAATACCATCTTGACTACCGATTTCTCTACGCGCAGGGCTTCGTCATTGGCGTTGGCTTTCTTGCGGGGTTTTGTATTTGGATTACTCATAGTGTTTTTCCTTTCGATGGTGCTGATGTTGCAATGGATCGGGCTGCAGAACGTGCAGCTGCTTCTACTTTGTCGCATGTTTCTTGCGAGACTCGGGTGAACTCGTGTGCTCGGTTCGTTTTTGCGAACTCCAGTATATACTTCTTGACCTTACTCTTGTTGGTTATGTTGTTACTCATAGTTTAATTTGATTGAGGATTGATGTTACTTTGATTACTTCGATGACAACCCACACACGAAGGGCGATGGATACCATCGACGAGAGGGTGATCATTGAATAGGTAGCGAGGAAGTTCACTACGTTGTTTAGGGTTTCCATGGAGTGGTAGTCCCCTGCAACAGGGTTAGCTGCTACAGGGGACCAAGGGTTCCTAGGATCCAAGGATCACGCTGCTGTTATCGGCAGCCCATTGTTGGAACGCAGGGTTCTTGAACGGAGCATCGGGTCCAGTCTTCTGCTGCATGGCGAGCTTGACACACAAGACTTCGACAGGCTTCTGCAGTCGGGTCACGTAGCGGAGGACGCGATCGAAGTTCTTGGATGTCGACTTGTTGGACAAGGCAACAGACAAGGCATACTGAACGGACGGCTCGGTCGGAACGTCAGCCGTGTCGGGCGTCATCAAGATCGCATTGACATCGGGCAGGTCGTTGTAGACAGAGCAGAATCCAGCGAACTGCGAACCAATCGCGGGGCCAATGAGACCTGCGATAATCGCTGAACGCACACTGGCCGTGGACTTCTTGCCATTGGACAGGAAGTTGGACACGAACTCCCAAGAGCGGGGTGAAGCGAACGCCCCACCCTGCCACTCCGCGCCGTTGAAATCCGACAGATGGCCGGGGCACATCTGCAGATAGGCGATGATCATGGGATTGAGGTTGGCACTCAAGGCCCAGCTGGTCCACTCCTCGGTGTCGACACGCATGGTGATGTCGACCAGTCGGTTCTGTGTCGCGCTGGAGATACGCTCAATGTGAGCGCGATCCATGGCGCGGTTACCAGCCAGCACGATCAGCGTGTCATCGGGGACTTGGTAGTCACCGATAGCCCGATCGAGCAGCAACTGGAGACTGGCATTCTGTGTAGCCTTCGGTGCGCATGGGAACTCGTCCAGCAGCCAGACATTGCCAGCTTCGGTCGGGTAGTCACTGGGCACACCGAACTTCATAAGCGGCGAGACACCAGTGCGATCGAGGTAGGGGAAGCCACGGACATCGGTCGGTGCAGCATACGACAGACGAGTGTCGGTGAACCTGCGCGACTTGCTATCCGAGAACTGTCGGATGACTGTGCTCTTGCCCACGCCCGGAGGGGCTTGGATGAAGGGCACGAGGTTTGACAACAGACAGTGGTCAAGAACTTCCATAAGCTCTGATGGTTTGATTGTGATTTGTGTAACTTTATTGCTCATATGTTTTCTATTTTGTTTGTTTGTGTTGGTGCAAGGCAATCATTTGACCGCTTGCGAAAGGTTTATCTTCTTGGTGACTTTGACTTTCTTACTTACAGAATCCTCGGCGATATCCTTATCGGTATGTTGAGGACGGTTGTGCATCCAAGGTTGCGCTTGAATAGGCTCAAGCCAGTCTTGGAGTGAGGGTATATGCCCAACATCTTCGAGCACATGCTGCTCTCCAATGTAGCGAGTCGGGAGGATGCGTCCATCGGAGTTGGTGATGGTCTTACCAAAGACTCGCTCGCATTCAAAGATACCCTGCGCATGGTGGCGTAGGGCACGATGGCGGAAGTTGGCGAAGTATTGCTTGGACTCATCGAACCAATGATGGATTTCGATATAGTCCTCGGGCTTACCGCCAAACTTACGGACGCTGGACATGGCGTGGTAGTAGGGATGCATTCTATTCTTCCTCCTTGCATGGGTTGATGTTCAATTCAAGGTCATCACATTCATTGGAGACAGTCTCGTTCCAGAAAGATGTAATCTTTGCGTCCAAGGAAGGCAGTTTTAGAAACACATGCCCGCCGCCGCCATCGTTGTTATACCAATCGCAAGTGACGTTGGATTGGAATATGTCGTAGAGCCAGTCTCTAAACTTCTCTGTTTTAATATCGCCAATATCAACTCCATCACCATATCCGGTCTTGGCTTCGTTCTGGTAGTAGCCGATTCCATACAAATCCCCGCTGTCGCCAGACCCCGAGAACTCTGCGTCGATGTAGGTTACTCCAAGTTTATACAACTCCAGCAGTGCGACATAGACATCGACGTTTTCGTCTTTGAGTTTGGCTCTGACAATGGTTGCGGTGAAGCTAGCTATTTGTTTTTTCGTGGGTTTCTTCATTGTTATTTCTCCTTTAGTTTCTTGAGGACTTCTCTTGCTTTGATGTTCATCTTGGCGTCTGTAACCCAGTTGTCCAAGTCGGACGCCGACACTTGTTGGCCGACATAGGTTCCGAGTTGGACATACTCATCGACTACACACCTCAAGGCCAAGCCAGAGTTGGCTGCAGTCCAGCTGCCTGTCCAACCGCCAATCTCTGCGACACGTTCGCGGAACGACTCGACATAGGCTGGCCAGTTGTTGTGTATGTCGGACGGCATAACATCCATGAGTTGATCGGGGACGAAGGCGAACTGATCGGTTCCCTCCGCGCCCCTGCCAAACACATTCTGACCATCGACGAGGATGCGGAACAGTTCGGAACGGCAACGTCCGGTCATTGAGTCGCTACCTTTGTAGTTGATCAGCCAGAAAGGCTTGTCCTTACTGCCAATAAACTTGGACAGCTTGAACAGATCGTAACACCTAATAATTCGGCCCAGCGATTCGATCTTGCGAACATCACCCGAACTCGGGTGCATTCTGACGTATGAATACGAGCTTCCCGAATCACGCTCCCATTTGGTGACAACGTCACCACTGGCCTCGACAGTCTTGACCCTTACATCGGGATCGTTGTCGGGATCGTCGGAGATTGAGATTCGTCTGATCCATTCATACAGGCACGTGTGGTTTCCGAATACTAACTTGGGTCGTTTGGCTTTTTTGGTTTTCATTTTTGTATACTTTTAGGGTCTTTCACCCATTCGATCTCGATACCTAGGTCAACCAGCGCGTCGAGATCGCGATGATCGATAGTCTTGCGGCGGGTCAATACCTCAAGGGGCTTGACCATGTCTCCGACTGGGTAGATGGTCTGCCGTCCGTAGACGGAGCGTTCAAACAGTTTCAGTTTCACAGGCACAGGGGCTCAAGGGTTCAAGGTTGAGGCTCTTACGGATCGGATACTCCTCGATCGACTCGGCGAGTTCCATGGCGTAAGCCATCTTGTTGTTGAGGCAACGCCCCCTATGCTGGTAGGGGATGTCCAACTCTACGAGATCGCAGAGTTCGCGTATCGTGTTAACCAATGCTCGGGTGTGTTCTTCCATAGTTTAGTAGGTTTGGTCTAGCTGCTCCACATAGGAGCGCATCGAGTTGTTTAGTTGTGTTTCGTCAACGGCCAAATGCATGGCCCGAACGTAGGGGTCACCCTCGGGCTGATACATGGTGACGATACGGAATCCAGATAGCTGGGAGCCAAGGACGAGGAGCTTGAGCCCCACGGATTGACTGAGTCTTGAGTATAGGTCGTTTAGCATAGTGGTTTTCTGTCTCTGAATAGGCGTAGGCACACTTTCTCAATGTGAACTTCGGGATCGTGGGAATCTAACTTGCGATAGACTTCCTCAAGGATGATGTCGTTTATCTCCTCGCACGATGTTTCGTTGGCGATTTCAAGCTGCAGATTGAGCGGCTTGAGGGTTACGTTGATGTCGTATTTCATGGTTAGGGTGTAGGGATCAGCCAGTTTATCAGTGCCATGAATCCAAGGAGCAGGAGTCCAAGGGCTATGATGGCGTTGAAGGATGGGTTGTTTATCTTCATTGTTCGGTTAGCTTGAGCAGAACGAGGGTCGCTTGCACGTCCTCGGGTAGCTCCGGTGTTGTGGTGATTCCATACTCGGCCAGTTTCTTGGCGAATCTGGAAACGAAGGTGTTGCGCTCCACAATCCACTCGTTGGCGAAGCGGAGACCCTGCGTCCGAGACCAGTCGGACCTTGCTCGCTTGGCTTTCAACGCTCGCTCGCGTATTCTTTCGTGGTAGTAGGCGAGGACTCTGTCAGCCGAGATATCCGGAAGCCACGCACTGTCCGCATAAGACAGCCGCAGCACGGCTATTTTCTGCAAGATTTTGGAGTTCTCGAATCGGTAGCCCATCGTGCTGGCGTAGCTGTAAGCCAAACTCCGAGCTTGCTGTTGGTGTCTCGACGTGGTGTTGGAATACGTGTCTTCGTTGACTGTGAGGGTCGCGTATTCCGGAATCCATCGGATCAAGGGGTAGTGACCTCCGTAGGAATTCATGAGGTGCCCATCCGCATAGACCTTGCGGCCCTTGGAATAGACGTTGAGATTCGGGACGTTGAACATTATCCGATTGAGCCACATTTCTATGGCTTCACGCGGTGTATTGAATGCAAACTTCATGGGATCAAGGAACCAAGGGAGAACGTCATCGGTTCGAACTTTGGTTCGGGAGTCAGCAGGTTGGTGACTGGATTGTGCATGATGTCCTCCGCGAACTTCGCGGCGAGCATTTCCTCACGTGTCAGTTTCTTGAGCGCGGCCCGAGTCATGGACTCCGGAGAAGGCAGCGAGGTGTGACGATGTAGTTGTTTCATTGTTGTATTTCGTTGTTGTTGCTGGAGAGGCCAGCGGAAAGTGGAGCACCTTGTCGGAATCGAACCGACGATGAGACTTTTGCAGAGTCTTGCCTTACCACTTGGCGAAAGGTGCAGGAAGTTAGCTACCCTACTGCTTCGGCGCAGTTGCCATCTTGTTTTTTGTCTGGAGATACCGCCAGAATTAGGTGGAGCGTCACGTTATGGGGATGCAGCAGGTCTAGTTCCGCCAAAGCTTCCTTGGCGTTTTCTTTCGTAGTGTAAACTCCGTGAATCGTGTCGCCTTCGTAGGGTTCTCGGTGAACTAGGATAAATATCTTATTCATGTGTTTAGTTAAGTAGGAACAGGGGTTTCTCCTCGAAAGGCCGTTCGTCAGTGAGGTTGAGGCCCAGTGTGAGCATGAGTCGAGCGACCAAGGCACAGTGGTTGTAGTGTTCTTGGATGTCCGAGTTGTTGATCGTGGACAGGGATTTCTCGGCCAGTTCACAGTAGGTGTTGTAGTATTCATCGGGCACGCCTGTCGTGTTGATGATGTCGATTACTCTTTGGAGGATGGTATCAGCGTTCATATTATTTATTGGTTCCAAGGATCATGGGTTTGTCGCGGTCATTTACACCAGACGCGGTGATTCTCGCGGATGCACTCTATTCCATCGTATTCGTCGATGAAGTATTGGACATCGTCGGGAATCTCCACGACTTTAAGTTCGGAAAACCTGCAATTGGCTTTGTTGCCCATGGATTCGACAACGGCGACGAGTTTTGGGTCATCTCGTTCGATGTCGTGTTCGGACTCGATGCCCAACGCTTGCAAGGCATCGTAGGAGAGGCCGAAGCCTCCGTAACAGCGGTTGATGACTATTTTTTTCATAGCGTTAGGCGGCGAGACGTTTGCCGATCACCAGCCAAGCCTCGGGTGGGATGCACTGGTTGGTGCCGTCATTCAAGCGGACAGTGATCTTGTCGACTTGGCGTTCCAGCCACTTGGAGTAGTTGCGCTGGAGCTTGATCTCCTTGGCTTTCTCTTTGGCGAGGGCTTTTTCTTTCGCTTCTTCCTTGTCCCACCTATCGGCCCACTCTTTCGTGACTTTATCCACCCACTCTTTTGCGGTGGCATCCAGACTGCGATATACTTTATTTTTCATGGTATTTTGGTTTAGGTTTAGGGTTGACTAACAGAGTAAAGGTTCCTAGGTTCAAGGGATCAATGGCTAAAACGAAGATAGCGAGAGAGACATGGCTCGCAGTTAAAACGTGCTACCTTGCTGGAATGTCCACAAATGACATTGCTGACAAGTTCGGAATTAACAGAGAAACAGTGTCCACAAAGGCATGGAAAGCTGGATGGAATAAGATACGGAAACTTCCAGACAGCGTTCCATTGGAAAAATCTCTCGTAGAGAAAGTTGCCGACATGATGGAGACAGACTGGAAATCCAAAGGCTCGGCACACAGGCGATTGGTATTCGACAAGGCGAATTCTGCGCTGCGCGAGGCTAACCTTCCAGCCCCGAGGACGTGGAAAGATGCCCAGATCGCGGATTCTATGGCTCGAAAGGCTGCTGGCCTCGAAGATTCAGAGAATACCAAGAGCACGATCGTGAATGTTGGTTGGCTGCAGCAGACAGCTGGAGGTGCCGTGACGAAGGTGGACATCGAATCCGAGATCATCGACGCAGAAGTGGTCGAGGAGACAGGGATTCTGTCAGATTAGGGTCAGAGGTCTGACAACGGACTCTGTTACCCCTACGGATTTGAAATCCGTTCCGTGTTGCACGGATGTGGAGTGATGATAGGTTCGGCTCCCGCCCAAGTTACAGGGGCTGGTGCATCATGAATTCCACAAGCTGCCGATAGGACATAGGCTGTAGCTTGCGACGAGACTTCCAGTGCTTACGCTCTGGATGCCAATTCCACGGAGTATCGTGGAAGCGATCGAACGTGCGAAGTGACGCACCAGCGCAGACTTGCGCCGTGGTGCCATTCCGAGCTTTCGGTGTATGTTTCATTAGGTAGGACATAAGACTACCCTCCCCCGAAGGGAAGGGCAGTGGATGCGCCCTAACTGTTAGGCGAGGGTCAACTCGCCCTGTTCTTGGTCGACGAGCTTGAAGCCCATCTGCGCTGCCGCCGCTTCGAGTTGCGTGCGGGTCAGTTTCGGCGAGGACTTGGCCGAGGACGTGATCGGGTCAGCCAAGGTGAAGGACACCTTGCGGCGAACCGAACCATCCTGCTTACGGAACACTTGGACGCTCATTTTCTGACCTGCGAGCGTCTGATCTGCGAGGGCTTTGCCCATGTTCTCACGATACCAACGGCTGGCCGAGAGCTTCGCGTCATTGTAGACACGCTTGCACTCGTTCCACTCCGAGCGTTCGCCGCCTTTGATCGGCTTCTCCACGCCCATGTTTGCCGCGAAGGCTTTGAACGTGCAGATGGAGAACTCTCCACCTTCGAACGTCTTGCCGTCCTTGGCCTTGGCGTTGATGATCTGGCTGATCTCCGAAGGGATGACCAGAGCGTTGCGGTTGGCGTTGAATGTTGTAACTTGATTATTCATCTTTTTATTTCTAACTGGGTGTTTATCTGCAGGAGGCCGAAGGGTCATGCACCGCGAAGCGATGATGGTTTCGATTCCTGCAGATTACACCCAGCCCGAGAATAAACCGGACTGGGTGAGCCTCTGATTCGCTGGCCGCATTACACAAGGTGAATTGTAGAGTTATCGGTCAGGAACTTAAGAACATCCGCATACCGCAGAATGTCCGAGGGTTGAGGGTTGGGTTGACTCTTGAAGCAGAGTTGTTTGCTTTGCGCTGTCCGTGCGCGTGGACGTTGACGTGTCTCAGTAGGTTTTGATGCGTTGCTAATCGCGCCCTGCACGTCATTTCGTCTACGGGTCGAGGCGGAGGGAAATCCCATCGCTACCGTTTCCCACTTTCCGGCGTGGGAGTGAATCGTCCTTGTCTCGGCGATCACATTGAGGCCACTCGGCCTCGCCGCAGATACTGTATAAAGAACCAACCGCTTGAGCGGACAGCTTGTCGCTGCATCATGCATACCGATGGACAGCAAACAGGCGGAAAAAAACGCCGAGGGCCGCTCGGAATCCAACGCCGTAGCTACAGCGTCTACGCACGTCTGTAATCCACGCAACCACCACGCGGGTACCCCTATCACCCGCTATACAGAACAGAGCTTCAATATATACACCCTCTAAGAAAAAATTTTTTGGTTTCCCGACCTTGGACCCCCTGAACCCATGAAAACGCCTCCTAGGGGCCAAAGAATCAAAAGTAGGGGGATCAGGGGGCGGGAGTACACCGGAGACTTCGACCCTGTCACAAAAACTACGCACTTTTCAATACCACCCCAGTGTAACGTTCCTGAGACACTACTGTACCCTAGCGTACAGGGAACCAAACAAAGCGCATGTGGGAGTCAGGGAGACATGTCAAAAGCATACAGAATGACCAATAGTTCAAATTTGGCTTGGACTATTTACGATTCAGTACTCAAAAGTACCGTTTAACGATACTAATACCCCGAACAAAGGATCCAAGAATCAGAATATCATATTGGGTAGGGGAGGAAAAAGTCACCCCTACCCACCTACAGAGAAAGGGTAGGGGAGGAAATCGCGAAAAATTCCACCCCTACCCACCTTAAGTGCTTGATTTTCAAGGTACTTAACTGGGGTTGGGTAGGGGATGTAGGGCTTTTTTAAATTGATTGAAGATAAATTATAATATAAGGAACCGGGAAACCCCCAGCGGGCGGGAAAATACGGCGCGGAGCCGCACGGTTTCCAAAAAAAGCCCTACATCCCCTACCCAATCGGGGTTAAGTCCTTGGAACCCAGGAACTTATAAATAATTTTTCACCCCTACCCTCACCCCTACCCACCCCTACCCACTTTCTCGTAACTCCTTGGTTCCAAGGTACATGCTACAGATTTTTCCACCCCTACCCATCCCTACCCAACCGCCCTCCGGGCTCCAAATTCTTGGGTACAAATAGTACTGATAACTCAAACTCAATTTTAGCCGCCGGGGAGGGGTTGTGTGTAGGTGGTTATTTAGTAAACTGGGGTCCCGTCGAGGGGCCGCGCCAGCTATTTCTTCACGCCGCGAGTATTGCGGGGGTAGTTGACCAGATCCATCTCGCCCTCCCGCATCATGCTTTCCGTGGACGGCATGATCATTTTGGCATTCGGAATCCTCTCCACCGAAATCGTGGGACCAGCACCGAGGTCGCGCAAAATGCGATCCCGCTTCCTTTGTTTCTCGGCAGACTCACGCCCTGCGCTACCCGCGCTGCGTGGTTTGACTTTATCGAAAAAATCTTTGGCTTGTTTGAGTTTGTCCATATTTTTAGAATACGTTTGTCTCGAAGTTTTTCTTGGCCTGCGCCAACTGGGGCATGCCTTGACCGACTCGCAGGGCGGCGGCTTCCCTCATTTTCTGCTGTTCGAGGTCTTGCTCGTAGCGAGCCACGTCCCGAACCCCGACAGGTCGGCCCATATCGACGTTCTGCTCCATCTGTCTCTTACCCTCCATACCTGCTTGTTGGTACGCGAGACTACTTTGAAGTTGACCCATGTTCCCCCTAGCTCCGCTAAGCGGTGCGAGGGTACTTGCAGTTACGTTAGGGCGCGGAGGAGTGTATCCGGTGTTAGTGCGATTGATAGGGATCATATTAATTATTTTTTCTTGGACATCGAGTCCTTTGCTTTCTTTAGGGTACTGTCTGATTGTGATTGGAATAGTTTTTGGTAGGCAGCCACTCCATCCCTACCCCCGAAATAATATTCGTTATCTCTTTGAACTCCAGCTGAGTCGCGACCTGCACTCCCTTTACTGCGAGGTTTAACTTTATCGTAAGCTTCAGCACGCGCTTGGAGAACACGGCCCCTAGCTGTTGGACCGGGGAATGTCTTAACTTTTTCAAATACTGTTTTATATTGGTCGCCCATAATTATTTTTTCTTGGTAAAAGTTTCCTCAACTGAAATTACGTACCAAGTTTTACCATGATGTGAGACATGACGCAAGACCCTACTTGAAGATCTGTTTGCCAACATGCGCAGTTCGCGGCCAAGTCTCACTGGAGTGTACCGCGACAGCAGCGGCTTGAGCATACCTTCATCCATACCCATGATGCTGGAGAACAGGTCCGTTGCCGTACCCTTCCATTCTTTCTTGGTCTTCTCGTCACGGCGCACCCCACTGGCCCACCGATCGAGGATCTCCTCTAGTTTGGTAGCAGCGGAGTCCTCATTGGCCGACTCCATCATCTTGGGATGGTGGTAGGGCCGTATCCCGAACCTTGGATTCTCGGACCACTCGACGTGGATGGGCGGTGAATAGTCGAGCAACCACCGCAAGAAGTGTGGCAGTTCTTTCTTAATAATCTCCTCGTTCTCTTTGTTGGAGGAGAACTTGTGCTGGTAGTCTTCGAACTGGAAAAGCATTATCTTATCAAGAATGTTGTTATCCAGAGTGGGTAGGACCGACAGGGAGTGTGCGTCAGTGTTGAGTGTCAGGCACATACACCCCGTCCACGGCAGTTCTGTGGCATCCTTGAACTTTGGATGGTAGATAACCGTGGGGTTGGCTACGTGGGCTTTCAAAGATTCTGAGAACTGACGGTGTTTGTCCGGATCAATAGCCGATTGAGGGTCATCGACCACCCAATGCGGATGTTCGGCCACTGTCTTGTTGAAGCTGGTTTTACCCTGTAAATAAGGGGCAGCGTCCGCCCAGCCGCCCAGACTATCGCCCATGACCTTGCGGTTGAACAGGGTTTTGCCCTGACCCGCACCGCCAGCCAGTACAATCAACTGACTTTGCACAGGTTCGAACTCCAAGGCTGCTTTGTACTTGCGTTTCCAGTAGGCCAGCCAGTAGGGAAGCTGTTCCTCGCCAAAGCAGGACCAGACCCACTCTCTGAGCCACGGCCAAGTAGACTCATCTCCCGTATCAGCAGGAGCAATCGCAGTGCGGTAGTTGATGTTAAGTATTCTGGTGTTGCCGACATCGACTATCTCCCGCTTGTCGAACAGGATCGGAGCCGCCGCATCTACCCGTCTCTGGGTCTCGATTGCGTGGAGTACTCGGTCCATTTGAGATGCACCCTTCTTGGACTCAGTCTTGATCCCATGAACCCTGAGACTTCGAGCCACGTTCTCCACTTTCGCATCGTACCAGCGATTGGCTCCGTTCTTGAACCAGTACGCCTTGCCATCATAGTAATACTCCATGACGGCTTTGCCGATCACCTCTTGGCGGTACTGATCGACGAATTGTTTGCCCAGCAGATCGCCCCAAGTCATAAACGACTTACCAGCACGATCCGTGTAGCAGATAATCCCTGCCTCGGCTACCTGACACCCGATGCGGGTGATCCCATCGTTAAGCCAGAAGGTCGGGCCACGGGAACCCACGGTGAAGTCTCCCGGCCATGCTCCGGGCCAGCGAGCTTCGACTTCGGCTGCGATCTTATCAATGGGGATTTCGAGATCGCTTCCTGCGACTTTGTTCCAGTCCACCTTGCCGCTGGCCTTGACGATCAAGTCCCCCGTCACGGTATCGGCTACTCCGGGAGTACCGCTTACGGGTACCCAGCCGTGGCCGATTTCAAATAGCTGGTTTAGTCTGAAGGTGCATTCGTCGATTCCCGGAAGGACGTTGCCCAGCTTGAACTTCTTGGCAATCTCCTTCATCAGGTGCTTCGTCATCTCCGGACAGTCCACCAGCACGGGAGAGTCGAACTGCCAGACTACACGGGCGTTGCCGCTGAAAGTACGGCTTACCGCAGCAGGCATCGCGTCCGCATCGCAACGCGAAAGTATGTCCTGCAGGTTGAAGTTAGGATCGAGCTTTGCATCGTAGTCCGCAACCAGTCCGTGCAGCCACTTCGCGGGATTCTCCAGCGAAATGCGCTTGTGCGGATTGACGCCTTCCGCCGCTGTGTAGAAGCAGTGGTCGACAGCTTTGTCCCGTACCCATTTTTCGTAGTCATCTTTAGTGGCTACGTTGGCGGGGTATCCGGATGAAGTTGCCAGCCATGGGTCGCATGGCATTTCCTGCACGTCCGACGAGGCTAGGTTCTTTGCGTAGAATGTTTTCATTGTGGATCTCTCACGAAGACTTTTCCATCGATGTCCATATGTTCTAGCCGCTTTATCTTTTCACCATCATCCCGGTGCATCCACATTACTCCATCCTCGCCAGTTGCCAGCACTACTATACTAGGCCAATGGTTCTCTTCGTACTTGCGACCCTCTGTCCAACCACTAAGTTTTTCTAGAACGTCCAGCGATTCCTGTGTCATTTGTGTGTTTGACATGATGAGTTATTTCCAAAGACCCCTGTGGCACATGAGCCCGATGATTCCGTAGTTCGTTACATCGAGCCAAGTGTCGGAGACCTTTTCGTGTTCAGGAGACTTGTCGTTCCAGACCAGTGTCTTGAGTCGTTCGATCTTATCGTTGAGTCGGACAATGACGCCCTTCTCTCCAAACGCGCTAATATTCCCCGGACCATAGTCCCGGTTCTTGCGATCAAGTAGGATGGCCGCTTCGCACAATGCGTGGAAGCACTCCCGCCCCAGCTTGGTTTCGATACCCAAGTCGTGGGCTGTATTCCGCATAATAGCGTAGCGTTCAGCTTCAGTTTTGGGTCTAGATTCAAGTCCGAAATCTTCGGGTTTGTAGGTGGCGAATTCAGTGTTTAACATATTATTTTTCGTATTTCTTGGTTATCTTGGTTTCGCAAGCCAGAGGCAAATTACTAGCCCACTCGGGCGGTCTTTGCATGATTGCTTCAATAGTTTTCTTGGCGACATCAGCCTCGCTGTCTTTGACGCAGCAGACCACTTCGTCGTGGACTCGCATGATGACGGGAATGTTGGCTTCCCGTATGCGTTTCACGGCAGTCATGAAACAGTCTCTTGCCATACCCTGCGTGATATTCTCGGTTAGGGACCCTCCCCACCACTTCATCCGTACGTATTTACCGCCACGAACGATTTCAGCACTGAGGTGACTCTCATTGTTGTTCGGATTTCTATACGAGAGTCTGCGCCCACTGGGCAGTTCGATTTCGTAAGTCTCGTCATTCCGTGTTACCGACATGCGAAGATTGTTTTCCAGCAGTTTCCAAAGAGCGAGAACTTTTGGATTTTTTCTGCGGTAGAGCGCGACCAGTTCTCCCGCTCTATGCGTTTCGAGTCCGGTTACTTCGCAGAAACGTTTTATACCCATCCCGTAGCCTAGGCCCAAGTTGAGTTGTTTCACCAAGTGCCGCACTCCGGTCTTGTCTTCCCGCAAAGATTCGGGTTTGTCCCAGAAGCCCCACGCACGGGCTTGCGCTTCGTACAGGTCGGAACTCTTGGCAATGAAGTTGAGCATATCCATGTCCCCCGCCAGCCATGAGAGGCAGCGCGGTTCAATCTGAGACAGATCTGAAATAACAAAGGAGTACCCTTCTGGGGCCTCGATAAGCCCTCGAACATTGACCCCGTAGCTCTCGGCTCGCTGGAGGTTCTGCATGTTCAATCCAGCGTCTCCGCTGTCCCTACCCGTAGTAGCACCAAAATATTTGAGGCCGTACGCCATCCAACCATCCGGTCGCAGACGCTTGCGCATCGTCTCCAGCTTCTTAAGGAGAATGTTGCATTTACGGTACTGACGCATAGCGGATACCCACGGGTATGTCTGACCATACTGGGCTTCCCATGCTTCGCACTCCGGACTGTCCTCCGCCAACGAAGGGGGCGGGGAGATCCCCACTTTGCGGCACTCTTCAGCCAATGCTAGGGCCGAGAGAGTTGGGCGATCGTCCTCAACCCACGGAAGTTTGACCCTAGCCTCCCAAAGCAAAACTTTAAGATGTTCTATGCGATCAGATATTGTGACACTGTTGAGCGGCACACCCTGCAGACACATTCTCGTGGTCTCCCTAGAGAGCCACCGTTCGTGTTCGGGCCAACGATCGCCGTATTTCTCCCATATCTGTAAACAGAGTTCGGCGTCTTTGATGGCGTATTCCTCGACTTCTTTCTGGAACTCGGGGTTCATATTAGCCCAACGCTGTCCCTTCATCTTGTTTCGCGTGTCTTTCGACACATCTGCGCCAAGTAGAGTTGCAGAGGCGTTCTTAAGATTTCTCGGAGCCCCGAGGAACGCCGACAGATCGGCGGTGCAGTCCCATACTGCAGGAAAGTGATGGGGGACTTTATCGAATTCAACCAGACTCTCGTACACAGGCTGGTCAAAAGACCTGTTGTGGCTGACCCAACGCCAGTTAGCCCCCGATATAGATGACCAATCGAAATTTTCGGGGTGGCCACAGTACTTAAGCCCCGTTGTAGTGGCAATAGTTACCAAATAAGCTTCGAATTCAGGATGGCGACAGTAGTGCCAAACCCCCAGTGTTTCGACCCCTACTTCTTCGTTGTAGAAGGTTTCGAAGTCTACGGCAGCGGTTTCCATTTTGTAATAGTAAAGGTTCGGGTACAACTTTGTTTCACACTAGGGAACACATGAGGGGCGTTTTAACGCCTACGATAACCCTGTCGTGCGGGATCTCCCCGCACAGCATTCGCCGTACCCGAACTGTTAATTACTAGGCATTCGCCATGGAATCAAAGAACGCAGTAGCATCCTTATCATGCATTCCACGGAATGTCACCTCCGGAATAAACCAAGATCCCTTGGTATTTTTCTGGAGTTGGCTTGTCAATTCCCACTCGCCAAGCCAGAGGCCATCGCGAAGCTGACTGTAGCCTGCTTTGATGACTTTCTTGCCGACTGAGGTGAACGCAGTGGAAGCAACGGTATACACAGCATTTGTGTATTGTTTGCCACCGTGTTCGCGATAGAAATGGCTAGCGTGCTGCTCAGAGATGCTGTCCGGTTTGGCAATCGCCAAGAACAGATGTGCAATCTCTTGGAAGTAGTTAGGCTCTCCATAGCGGAGTGAACCACCGTTATCTATAACTTCTTGTTGAGTAGTAAACACCAGTGGGGTAGACGGATCACCGTACTCCAACTTCTGTTTGTACTGCTTAACAAGGCGCAAGACCGTGACTTTCAGCGGATCTTTGCCGTTGGTAAGATTGACTTCTTTGTCGAACACAAAGGAGCCGGGGACCATCCCCGAGTCCACGAGCGGCCCAGTCTTTTGGACTAGGTTGATGCGAGGAAGGACAATGTCCTTTGTTGTGATCTCGCCTTCGATGCCTCGGGCACCGCCGCTTATCACTTTGTTAGTCGAAGTTGTCGCGACCGCTTTTGATTCGGAGTTAACCGAGACGATCTGAGCTTCGATGATTTCTGGCTCACTGATAACAGGAGCCGCATTTTTGAACGATACAGTAGACATATGGTTTACTTGGTTTCTAATGGTTTATTGGTTTTTATTTTTTCTTAGTTGATAGGAAACCCCTTCATCTTGAAGGACTCCTAAATCCCGCAACTTCCCTTCGAGGGCAGCGCGAGTTTTCGCCTTTGTGCCGCGAGCGGCTTTCTGGGCAAAAATGTCTTCCAACTTGGTCACGGAGACCTTGTCGACGGCAGAAAGGAAGTCACGCAAATCTACGCTATCCTTAACGGCCTCGTACGCACCTAGCGCACTTGTAATTGTTCTTGGCTTGGTCATCTCGATGACCTTGAACCCCGGAAGCTCTAAACCTTGATCCACGGCCATTTCAGTAGCCCGTTTACGGACTCCGGTCGCCCACGATTCAATGATGGGGACTAAGGTTAGTAGATCGGAAACTTTTTCAGGATCGTCTTGTTCGGAACCACGAACCGAGTCCGGAATCACCAGACCTTCCGTGTCGTATCGTTTCGCAATGAGAAGAGCTTTCTCGGCCAGCGCGGTGCATCGTGCCTGATTGCCACAATAATCGCAAACTCCAGCTTGCGGATTAAACACCTCACCCAGTTGGGCACGTTCGATGACTGTTGACACACGTAGTTTGATACCACCCATATCACTTCTTTTGTACGTGTGCATTGATACCTCGTCCCGCGCTGGCACGAGAAAATACATGGTGATTTCTTGAATATCAGTAAATTTTTGGAACAGTCCCAGCACGTAAGCCTGACCTTGGATATTGATCTCGGCGTCATCGATTGCGCCGAATCCGGTCTTGTAATCGATCGCGTCCGCCACGCCATTGGCGTACGTGATAAACCGATCACAGGTGCCGAAAGTATTACGACCCGCCCCCAGATCGATTTGGACCTTGACCTCGCGAAAATCTTTCGTCACCTGCCTGCCCTTGCAAATTTGGGCTACGTAACCTTGGAGCAACTCGTAGATGGATCGTTCTTCGTCGTTGGCGCATTTGGACGGGTCATCGAACTCCATCGCTTCGTGAATGCGATCACCCTTTTCGGAGGCCCAGTTCTTGCCTTCGCGGTTGCGCCAGCTAGGACAAATCTCCTTGTATTTGAGGCTCGAAGGCCCGTGCTCGGCGTGAAGTTTCTCTACCGTTTGTGTCGGTTTCTCATTCATGTGTGGGACATTGATACTTGGTGTTTCCGGTTCGGTCAAATCTTTTTCGTGCAGATCCGAAATATTTTTTAATTTAGCTCGAACGCTCGTTTCAACTTTCTCTTCGACCGTACCCGCCGCGAAGAGGATCCGTTGGACGCTGTCGCTTTGGGCTCCTGCTCGATCAACTCGTCCGATGGTTTGGAGCATGTCTTTGGCGTTGTACGTTGGTGAAATAAGGGCCGTGCGGGGACGAACCCCATTGACATCGTGGAGCGAAACTCCCAGTCCTCCAGCGGCGATGTTGCATAGGATAACGTGTGTTCTGTCTGCGCAAAAGTTACCCACCGCTTTTTCTCTGGCTTCCGCTTTTTGACCGCCTTTGATGACTTCGTAGGGGACTTTGAGCCGTTGCCCAATCGCTTCAAGCGTAGCATCAAAGTTGAGGAAGACGGCCACCGAATTGCCCCCTTGGATTTCGTCTTCGATGATTTCAACCGTTGCTGGTACTTTTGCAAGTTCGATTCCTTGTCTAGCTCGGAGTTGAGCAACAAGTTTTTGTGCGGCTTTGTTTTTGCTGTCTCCCTTGGCTTTTTGTTCGAGGGCTGAGAGTTCTTGGTCCATTTCGTCATAAATTTTTTGAATCTGACCCTTGTCCCCAAAGTCCAACGGGTCGGTGATAATGCGTGTGTTTTTGAAAAAATCTTTGAGGTCGGCTCGCGTCATACGATCGCCCCGCGCTGGGTAAAGTTCTTGGTTAATGCTGTCCAGTGCCCACCGCTCGTTTTGCTTGAACTCCAGCGCACCCCACGGATTTACGTAGCAGCCCCGAGCTTTGGCCCAGTTAAAAAAGTTTGAAAGGCTGTGCAGCCCTAGCACAAACCCGCTGGCCCTCATCTCGGTTGGATCTTCGCAAGCCGATGCCGAGAGCATGAGGTTCGTCCACTTCTTTGCCGAGATCAGCATTTTGGCGTTTTTACTCCAGAGTCCTTGGCAACGATGAACCTCGTCCCAGATGATTAGTGCATCGTCCGGTATTGTGAACGTGAAGTTCTTTGCTGCCCAATGGCCAAATCGTGTGCGACCCGTGCGCAGTTTTTCGTAGTTAACGATACCGATCACTGAAGCACCTTGTTCAGCCAAAGTTTTTTCCCACGAAGGAATCACGATCTTCGGGCAAATAACGAAGGCTTTCTTACCAAGAGTCTTGGTAGCCTCTACAGCGCATACAGTCTTACCCGTGCCCGTGTCGCTGGAGTCAAGCGCGGCGTTGTTACGCAGTAAAGCCGTGCAGATTTTTTGCACATGCGTTGCTTGGACTGGGTAGAGAGTTTTCAGCGGTTCCAACCTTCTTTGAGATGGCCAAAGTCACGACATTCTGTGACTTCGCATACCTCACCGCAAATGCCACACTCATCGATATGGTAGGTAGCTCCGTAGGGATTGCCCTCGGGTCTCTTCCCGTGGAGCTTCCCACAAGAATTGCAAATCCAATCCGGATACTTCTTACGGAAGATAGAATCGTAGTTTTTGCGATACTCGTCCCCGTTTACTGGACGGGGAGAGTCGCCTTTTCCTGCCTGACTTAGGTCGTTAATAGCCATAGTAAAAAATGCGACCCCTCACACCAAGACCTTTAACGGGTCCCCCAAGGTATGGGAGGTCGCTACACAGGGCAAGCTGTCAACATTGCGCAAGGCTCCCTTAAACCTTTTAATAATGTCCGCCTGTTCTCCCATATGTAAAATTTAGATAAGTCCACGCTTAGCTGCGTGGTAAATTAACAAGGCATCTGCACTAGCCAATGTTACTTTTTTGTTCGGATAAAGCATTTGAGCTTTTGCTTTCAAGTGATTTTTCCACTCTGTTTTAGAACGTCCGTTAGATGTACCGAGCCCCAACGCTTTCTGCCATTTTTGTGGTGTAACGTGTCTTATTTCAACACCCATTGCATGGGGTATAGCCTCAAGATGTCCGTAATTTTGACCGAAGTTAAACATAGCGGATCCCGGAGCACCTCTCCCTCCGATATAGCCACCCACTTTTTCGAGATAAACCACACAATCTGCGACTTTAACAAGTTTTCGGAAAAGCTCGACCATGTCGCCAAGCGTATCCGGCATGTTAAAACAGTGCGGATCGTCGAGAGTTTGCCCTGCTACGAAGGCTCCAGATTTTCCCGGATCAATTGCTATGATAATCATCGGTTTAGTCGATATGGAGGCAGTATTCGGTTTTCATCTGGTTAAGAAGCTCGTAAAGCTTTTCCACAGTAGCTGTATCCCAATCGGGATCAGTAGAATGGCGAAGATGAGAACGAAGATGGCTATCAAAGGTATCAAGAACAACAAGAAGATCCCTTGCTTTACATGCCAGATCAAATTCCGGTCGTTCTTCGGGGAGTTGAAAGGAGAGGGTTCCATTAGCCATTTTGTTTTAAGTTGATGCAAGTACGTTGAACCATGTTTCGGCTTCGACTTTAGTTACGAGACCTTTGTAGTTTTGTTGAATAACTGTAGGTGAATTTCCACACTGTTCCGCTACTTCTGCTGCGTTCCGTGTCAGGGAGATTTGACATGAAATGAAAGTTTTACGCAATCCATTTTTTCTCCACACTACCCTGCTATCTTTCACCAGCTTTGAAATGTGATCTGAACAGGTGTCTTGCAAGAATTTAGTGCAGTCCCTCAGTCTGGCCGTAACTGCGAGTTTCCGTAGGGTTTCTTCCACACATTTGGGAAAGTAAGCCACCCTACCACGGTTGGTCTTCGTCAATTCCGGCCCAAGGATAAAAGCTCGTTCCTCCCAGTTAATGTCACTCCATTTTAGCCGTTCAATCTCTGACATCCGGACACCCGCATACGCCCCCGCAATAAGCATGGGCAGGGATCGTTCATCGGCTACGGCTACCAACTTAGCCAGTTCATCCGCAGTAAACAGGTCAGGACTTTTGTTCTTAAATTTCGGCAGTTCCGTTTCTTCAACGCAGGATTTATGGATGTAGTTCTGATTCTTAGCCCATTTGAACAATCCACGAAGACTTGCTCGATGATTAAACCTTGTTCTCAAATCGACCATGTTCAACAGATAGTCGTTTAGCTCCGCAGAGGTTACTGCGCTAATGTTGGTATCTCCGTATTTAGTTGAAAATTTATTCAAATGTTGTTGCAAAGTTTGTCGGTATCTTGACCCTATGCCAGAATTGACCTTGACCGCTAAGTACCCCTGACATACTTTCTGAACCGTAATTGACGGCAGCAAATTGTGGGTTTGAGCGTAGTACTTGACTACCTCCTCTATCGGCACGTCCCCTACAACATGATCCCAACTTTTTTTGGACACAGCTTCGCGTTTACGAGGTTCCCTTGGCGGGTTGCCCTCTCGGAACAGTGTCATAATTTCCCTCGCTCGCGCTTCCGCATCGAGTTGATCCGTGGTAGTCTCCCGAACCCGTTTGTCCCCTACGTACCACGAGATGGTGAACATGTTACCACCGTCTTTAACTTGACGGTAGATAGTGATTTTGCCGTAGCGCGATTTGTGGACACGCGGCCAGTTCAGTGTTTGAGTCTGCTTCATGTGTTTAAAGTTGTGTGTGGCTACCTTGACTTCTCCGGCCAATCTTGTCAAAAACTTTTTTAACGATGGCTGCAAAAAGTAAAACGGTGATGGTTTACGGACGGGAATTCCCCGCCGATATTACTTTGGTGACCTTGGAACTGAGTTGCCTAAACGACCCTCCTCCCCAGTCACCGGGGAAACTTTTTCACTTTAAACAAGTAGTGGATTTACTCTGGAACCATCCCGATTCCAAGATGCCGATCGAGTGGACGCCTTGGCTGGAGCGTATGATTGAGGCCGCTTTTGAGCACAAGTACTTGGCGGTAGCTGGTTGCGCCAGTAGCGGCAAATCCCAAGCGTACGCATTGTGGGCTATCGTGAATTTCCTCATGAAACCTTGGGCTACGCTGGTTATCGTTACTTCAACAAGTTTAAAAGAGTCGCGGAAACGTATTTGGGGCGCAATCACCGACCTATGGCGAGCGGTTCCGGGGCTGCCGGGGAAGCTAGTCGACTCCGTAGGCATGATCCGCATGGATGACGGCACCGACACCAAGTATGGCGATCGTTGCGGCATCGCCCTCGTAGCTGCCGAACGTAAAAAAGAACGCGAAGCCGTAGGTAAATTGGTAGGTATTAAACAGCAGAGGGTGATTTTTATCGCAGACGAGTTGCCCGAACTAGGCGAGTCAATTCTCGAAGCCGCATACACCAACCTGTCCAATAACCCGTTTTTCCAACTCATCGGCATCGGCAACCCCGCCAGTTATTACGACCCCTTCGGTCAGTTCGCTACTCCCATAGGTGGGTGGGGCTCGATTACCGTGGAAGATGAAGAGTGGGAGACGGAGCGTGGCCACTGCCTACACTTTGATGCGCACAAGTCGCCCAATATTATTGCAGGACACGTGATATATCCTTGGATGATTACTCCACAAAACCTTGCAGAAAGTGCAAGTAAACTGGGAGAAACCAGTCCCGGCTACTGGAGGATGTACCGAGGGTTTTGGTGTCCGACAGGTTCGGACACTTCTATCTATAGCGAATCCGACATCATCAAATACGGAGCCGACAAGCGGGTCGAATGGATCGACAAGCCAACTAAAGTAGCCGCTCTTGACCCTTCTTTTAGTGCTAATGGCGACCGCAGCATTCTGTATTTTGGGTTTGTCGGGATTGATACCACTGGACGAAGAGTAATGTGTCTAGACCACTACGAAGAGCTTCGGGAGGACGTTACCAATAAAGAGGAGCCAAGAGCTTTTCAAATTGCCCGACAATTTAAAGATAAGTGCGAAGCTTGGGGCGTAACTCCCCAGAATGCCGCTTACGATGCCAGTGGAGGCGGTGCCCCCTTCGGTGACGTGGTAGATGCACTCTGGTCCCGTAAAGTGCTCCGAGTGCAGTTTGGGGGTAGGGCTAGTGAAAAACCCGTCTCCCTGACGGACAGGGTACCGGGCCATGAAAGGTATGCAAACAGAGTATCGGAGTTATGGTGGACGGGTAAGGAGCTAATACGGAATAAACAGCTATTCGGAGTGTGCCGGGAGCTAGTTCGAGAAATGACCGAGCGTCAATACACCACGGAAAAAGGTTTGAGCATGCGGATACGAGTCGAAACTAAATCGGATATGAAGTCCCGAATTGGCAAATCGCCAGACATTTCAGATGCCGCTTTTATCTTGGTCGAACTGTGTCGAACGAGGCACAATTTAACTGCAGTCGACAAAATTGCCGATGATCCGTATCAACAGAATATAGGCTATAAAAAGTGGTTTAAAAAAGTTGACCTGATCAAAAAAGCTAGTAAAACACTTGCTTACGGAAGTTAATTTGGCGAATAAACCATCGCTGTAGGGACTTACCGAACCCAAAAATCACATGCTTGTAATCATTCCTGTCAGCGAGGCTGACGAACAGATGGTCGACCCAATTTCGGAACTAATCAACAAATTAGGAAGTTGCGCCAATCACGATTTACTTGTCGTGGGTTCTACAGATTGCGGACCTTTGGTTAACGAACTCCACGCAAAATTAAAAAGTCAATTTAGGGATACTTCCACTTACGTTTTTCAGTGTTTGGCGAAAGGTTGGCCGCTAGGACCTAACGCATACTTTCGCAACACGGTTTCTTATTTGTACACAAACGGAATTATTGACCAACCTTGGTATTGGTTCGAACTCGACAACACACCCCTTAAAAAAGGCTGGTTAGACGCTCTTCAAAAAGAGTATGTCGCAGCGCATGCCGTTTTCTTGGGAGCCAAACACTCTACCTACTACTCCGATCCGAATAAAAAACTAGTATCCAAAGGATACCACATGGCTGGTACGGGAATCTACCCCAAGAATTTCACTGAACTTTGTAGTTTGTGGCGTTTTGAAGAAGGTCAGGCGTTCGATGTTTGGATTCAGTGGGAGGTCATCAAGGCAGGGTTGACCGATACTCCTTTGATCCAACATAACTGGAAAACTTGCAATTACCGTAGGGAAGATGGGGAGATTGTCTGCGATAATTTTGACATGCCCCACCCGGATTTACACACAAACAAACCTATCCTCCCCGAAGCAGTTGTGGTTCACGGCTGCAAAGATCTTTCCTTGGCAAGGTTGCTTTTGTCTGAGCTAGATGGTAATAAAGTCAAAACTAATTCTTCCCCCATTAGTGGGGATGTGGTAAAACCCGTTAAGTCAACTACCACTAAAAAGAAAATTGCGACAGATAGACGAGTAAAGAAATTTAAGAATAATTGGAACCCTGACTCTGAATGAACGACACCCTTCTCCAAAACGTATCCGAAAGCGGTGCGCCCCGTAGTCGTGTAAAAGATTCTAAATCTTTACACGAAATTTACCGTAAGTTGCGGGATGCGGATGACAAGTCTTCAAAAAATCGTGCCGAGATTCAAGCTATGTTTGACGGAGTACCTCCGTATAGCGATGCAGATCTCATGGCTAGCGGACAGTCTTATCGTTGCAACGTAAACTTTGATGAAGCTTCTACTATTCAAGAAAGTGCGATGGCTGGTTATGTGGATATTATCCACTCCGTCGAGCATCTCCTGTCTTTGAAAACAGATTACGGGGACACCAAAACTCGTTTGGAGTACTCAAACGTTATCGCTGAAGAGCTTACCCGAGCTATTCGTTCGTGGCCGCAATTCAACTTTAACTACCTTCTGCTCTGCCAGTATTTTGTCACCCATGGAGTGGGTATTGCGTACTGGGAAGACAGCATCGACTGGCGTTGGCGCGTTTCAATGTTTGGAGATTTCCTGATCCCCCGAAAGACTCTTGCCTGTGAAGACGAGATTGAAGTTGCCGTATGCGTTAGGTCCTACCAAGCGCATCAGCTTTATCGTTTTATTGAAGACGCCGAAGCTGCTTCTGACATGGGATGGAACGTGGAGGAAGTTCGTAAAGCCTTAATCAAAGCCACTAACGGATCCACAGGGACGTTTACCGAGTGGGAGAAATTGCAGGTAGAGTTGAAGAATAACGATCTGTTCACAGGAACTGCAAACGCTTCAGAAGTAAAAGTTATCCACGCTTGGGTTAAAGAATTTGATGGCACCGTATCCTATTACATGACTTTGGAGAATAATGAGTCGGAAGACTTTCTTTGCGTTAAACGCAGTCTTTACGAGCATATCAACAGCGCGTTCGTCTTCTTTCCCTACGGCATTGGCACCAACGGCTACTATCATTCAATTCGAGGACTAGGGTATAAAATTTTCCCCCAAGTACAACTCAGTAATCGCCTCCGCTGCCAGATGGCGGATGGGGCGATGCTGAGTTCCACGCTACTGCTCCAACCCCAGAACGAACAGGCACTTGAAGATCTAAACTTCACTTACTATGGCCCCTACTCCGTGCTAGCTCCAGACATGATAAACGTTGTCCCCAACGCCATGCCTGACGTGAGTAGGACGGCCATGCCGTTTTTGCAGGATCTTTCTGCGCAAATGCAAAGTAAAACTGCGGGGTATGACTCCTCATCTGCAGTATCGGATACCCGAGATAAAACAAAGTTGGAGGTGCAGTCTAACCTTGCCAGCCAAGCACGGCTTTCAGTCGCTTCACTAAACCTGTTCTACGAACCTTGGAGCCGAGTACTCAAGGAAATGGTCCGCAGGTTTGTCCGTGGTGGGTATATGTCTGACGAACCGGGAGGTCGCGAAGTTCAAGATTTTTACAATCGATGCGCTTTGCGAGGTATTCCTGTAGAGGCTATCCTAGCTGTTGACATTAATTCCGTACGTCCGGTTCGGGCAATTGGCGCAGGTTCTGAGGCTGCGCGACTCCTAGCAACTAACGAGTTGATGGAACTTATGCCCGGTTTCGATGAATATGGTCGCAAAGCCGCTCAACGAGATCGCGTTGCTGCACGATTTGGTTACGATTTGGCAGATCGGTACACCCCCGCCCCCGATGCGGAGGCGCGGCCCGTTATTGATATTAAGATTGCTGAACTTGAGAATGGGGACATGCGCTCTGGAAATCAGATTCAAGTCCTCCCGAATGAGAACCATTTGGAACATGCCAAAGTTCACCTTGCCGCCCTAGGTCAAACAGTTCAAATTGTCGAAGCAGGTCAGGCCCCGATTGAACAAGTTATTGACTTCCTTGTTAACCTATACGGCCATGTTACTACCCATGTTGAAGAAGTTTCTAGGGATTCAACTATCCCTGAAGCGGGTGCAGCCCTACGGAAATCTCTGCAACAGTTTGGTGAGATTGTAAATAACGGGGTAAAACAAGTTCAAAAATTACGTGAACAGCAAGAGTCCCAAAGTGCGCCCGGAGCAGAAATGGCCGCTGCCGAGCAACAATCTAAATACGCAGACACCCTCCAACAAAAATTGCAGGAACATCAGGCCAAATTGCAAATGATGCAAGAGACTCATCAGATGCGACTTAACCTACGTTTGGCAGAAGTTCAGCAAAAATTAGCCTTGCGTGACGCAGAAGTTGCTAGCAAGATTTCAAAACAAGCACTCGTTTAATATGCAAGTTAACAAGCCCCGCCGCATCCAAAAAGGTGAACCCGGATATGGCCGTAAAAAATTTAAAGTCTTGGCAAGTGAAGGTGGTAAAACAAAATCTGTCATGTTTGGTGACCCGAATATGACTATCAAAAAAAATATTCCGGAACGTAGGAAGTCTTTCCGTGCGCGACACGGATGTGATACAAAGAAACTCAGCAAGCTTTCGGCAGCTTATTGGTCTTGTAAAGCTTGGTAGTATGACACTTAAAGAATGGCACAATGATCCAGAGCTTCGTATGGCTCTACGAAAAGTTCTTTCAACGTCACCCATGCGGGAGGCTTTGGAATTGCTTACCCAAAGTAATTTGCCTAGGTACACCACCCCCCAAAACGGGGACCCAATGGTTTCTTCTGCCCTACAACACGCCCGGAATTCCGGCTACTTTGATTTTAAACGCGCCCTTACTAAACTTACTGAGGACGCACCAGACCCTAGAAAACAACTCCCCGAACCTTGGGGCAGTGTCCAATAATTTATGAGTACAGAAAATACAGCTAATACAGCAACCGAAACCAGCACGTCTCCCACTTCCGGGGCAGACTTAACCCAGTCCCTGACAGCGGAAACGCCATCATCGACTGTAGACAACGTACCAACCGGAGATTTTGCTTCGTGGCTGGATGACAAATTTAACAGTTTTGAAAAGGGTCAAGAAGTCGCACCTTGGGATAAGAAAGAAGAGTCTGCTTCTGACGAAAGTTCAGAGGAGGCTCAAACAGAAACCAAGACAGAAGAAGTCGAGGAAAAATCCGATACCGAAGAATCGGATGAGGAAGCTGTAAGTGAAGATACCAAGACCATGACGGGGTCTGCGGGAGCTAAATTTAAGGAGCTTAAAACTGAGCTAAAATCTTATAAGTCGAAGGTTGCAGAGATGGAGAAAATGTTGGCAGACAAAGAAACCCAATCGGGCAATTCTGAAGAGTCTTCCAAACAGCTTGAAACCCTAAAAGCCAAGCTCGATGAGTATGAACGTGAAATAGCAGTTTCAAGGATCGAAGCTTCCCCTCAGTTTAAAGAAGCGGTTATGGGGCCAACTCAAGTTATTCTGGACTCCGCTATTTCTTTGGCTGAGAAATACGAGGTAGCTCCAAGGAAACTCGTAGATGCCTTGCGCGAAGAAAGTACGGGCGATGCTTCAGATTCTCTGACCGAAATGGCAGCTGACTTCAGTGAGCGGGATCGTATCCGGCTCTACCGCATGGCCGATGATTTGGCGGAAGTCTCGCGTCGACGCGATTTTCTGAAACAGAACGCAGCTAAAGCCATGGCCGAAATGACCGAGAAACAGCAAGCTTACGAAGCTGAAGCTGAGAAAAAGTACCGTGAAGAATCAATTAAAGTAGCCAATACAACGTGGTCGGAAACCTTTGAGAACAATCCAGTTATCCAATCCCTCGGAGAGGAGATCGTAAAAGAGTTGCGTTCTTCGGCCTCCGAAAGCGATCTTCTCGATACTGCTCCGGAAGAACGTGCATACGCTGTCTACGCTGGGGTGGCTCTACCCCACCTAGTTAAGAAGTATACCGAAATCTCTAACAAGCTGGCCGAAACTGAAAAAGCTCTGGGTAAGTACAAAAAAGCTACTCCAAAAGTAAGTGGCAACGTTGACACTTCTTCGCAGAAACAAGAAATTGGCGGCTTCCTCGATGCGGTAGAAAAAAGATTCGCATTGGGTTAATTTTCTTATTGACTACTTTATAGCTTTTGTTAATTTGCTCTTGTTCGTTGATATAGAACTAAAACTATCAAAGCTCGCTCGGAGCTAATATCCGTTCTAAAACCAGTCAGAGCTAAAAGGGGATGTAGTTAAAATTACATCTTCTCACGTTGGCTCACGTGAGATCGAAATAAATAAAATCGGATAGAGAAGACATCACTTCGTGTGAAGTGTTGTAAAATCTATCCACTAATCTTAGATACCCAAGGAGGGTTTTTATTATGGCATATACCATCGACTCGTGGCTGGCTGCGGAAAGCGGACGCATCGGCCCCGATATTTACAACAAAACTTTGAACACGTCACCGTGGTTGAAGTTGGTCAAACAAGATACGTGGCCCGACGAAATGGGCACCGACATCTCGGTCCTGACCTATTCCCGCTCACTGCCTGAAAGTGCAGACGCTCGTCTAACGTGGAACTCGGTCGGTTTCAACGACAACACCGGAAGCGGTGGAACTTGTGTGCCTTCGGCCACTCAAGTTAAGTTCTACAACAAGCTCGTTAGCTACAATCTGAAGCAGACTGCTATTGAGTCTCCTCCGATCTGCGTTAACGATCTGCGTTTCTCGTTCCGCCGTAAAGACCAGTTGAGCAACATTTTCCGTATCCTTACGGAGAATACCTCATGGGCTTGGCAGACGCGCTATCGCGACGAGTATCTTCGTCTGTCCAACAACAAGATTCTGGCTAACTCTTCGATGACCTCTGGCACCGCGAATTTCCCGGCTGCCGAGCCTACCTCGAAACTTGTTCAGCCGATTCTTGAAAAGATCCGCATGCGCCTCATTCGTGACGGTGCTGGCAATGATCCGCTTGGTCGCGAGAACGGCACGCCCGTGTTCGGCCTCGTCTGCTCCAGCGAAACTTCTTTCGACCTCATCCGCAATTTGGCGGCTGACCGTGAAGATTATCGCTACAGCACCAAGGCTAATGATCTGCTCGCCCCCCTCGGTGTTGAGCGTACTTACAAGGGCTTTTATCATCTTATCGATGATTTCATGCCCCGGTATTCCTACAGCGGCGGAACCTATACGGAGATTCCTCCGTATGTTAAGGCCAATATCGGTAATAACGTTATCGAGTGGATTGTCAACCCGGCCTATGAGTTGGCTCAGTACGAAGTCTCCATTGTGTTCCACAAGGATGTCTTCCACTCGGTCATTCCGGCCCCGATCACCAGCCCCGGCGGAAGCACGGCGTTTGATCCAGTCTCCTATCGTGGTGAGTTTAAATGGCTCAACATCCGCGATAAAGATGAGAATCCAGACGGCACTATCGGATACTTCCGTGGCGTCCTCTCGGCTGGCTCCAAGCCCATCCGTCCGGAGTGGGGTTATGCGATCATGCATACCCGCTGCGGTAACAGCTTGGTTAGCGCGCAGCTTGTCGGTTGCTCCTAATCAGTAATCATTGGTGGGGGAGAGGATAGCCTAAAAGCAATTCCTCTCCCCCAACCCAATAGAAATGGAATTAGTAATTGCAGTCGCCCCAGCCCAAATGGGCGAAGGTAAAAAATGCGGTTGTGGAGATAAAAATATGGACGAAAAAACTATCGAATTTATGGCTCCGGAAGGTATGGAAATGCCCGAAGGTTTGAACCCCGGCGACACCTTTGAGGCTATGGCCACGGTTCAACTTGGTGAAGAGGGTAAACTTAACCTCACTGCCCTTGACGGCATGACCCTCGGCGGTATGGAAGAAGAGGCCGACGAGGAAGAAGAAGCTGGAGAAGCTGAAGAAATGGTTGCCGAAGGAAATATGTCTGAAGGCGGATTCCTCGACGCTGTGGAACGCAGGGCTTCTTCTAAAAATACTATGGCGTAACTTGCCGTGGCTGACTACCCGTACATTGTTGACAATGTAATCCATCCGGTCGGAGATGATTGGGCCGCAACCGTTCGCATTAATGATGTGAATGGGGACCCCAAAAACCTTACCGGATGGGTTTTTTGGGTTACAATTACAAAAGATTTGTCTTGGAGCGATGACGAAGCTTATATCCACAAATCTTTCATACCCAGTTACCCGTTGTCCGGAGCAATAACGGTATCAATTAGTGCTGACCAGCTTACGATTCCCGGACGTTATTATAGAGGTATTAAAGTTAAATCGGCTTCCGGCACTCGAACGACTCTCGTCTCGGGAGTTTTTGATCTGGTGTCGGTCCCGACCAAAACTTTGTGAACACTAAGATTTACGAAATAGCCTACGACGAAACACTGACCGTTGAGGGGACAGTGGCGGCACAACTCGTATCTTATGATGTAGTTTTTTCGGACCAAGGACCCGCTGGTCCCGCTGGTGCTGCGGGTGCTGCGGGTACTCCGGGTCAACAAGCCAACATCAACTACACAGTAGTCACCGCCAACCAGACGCTGACTAACTCGCAGAATATCGCTGCCGATACATCTGGTGGTAGCTTTACTCTGACTTTGCCAGCAAGCCCGAATGCAGGAGACTCTATCGACATATTCGACTACGCCAATACGTTTGATACCAATCCGCTGACCATTGGGCGTAATGGACAACCCATAGAGTCTCTGGCCGAAAACCTCACAGCTAACGTCGAGGGGGCCTACTTCACCCTGATCTATACGGGATCAACCCGTGGATGGCAGATTCTCCCTCGCTACGGAGTAAGTGGAATCGAGGATGTTCTTTCGGCACAGGGCGACATGCTTTATCGCGGGGCTTCCTCAGAAACCCGACTCCCTATTGGCACAGCGGGACAGGTGCTTAAAGTAAATAGCGGAGCGACAGCCCCCGAATGGGGGGCAGTGTCGATTCCATCTGGAAGCATTTCTGTCACTGGTAGCGATTTAACGCTGTCTGGAGCAACTGGCACTGCTATTACCAATGCCACATTGGCCAGTAGTGGAGTTGTGGCTGGAACCTATACTAAAGTCACCGTTGATGCAAAAGGACGGGCAACCGTTGGAGCTTCCGCGACCCCGACAGATATCGGAGCAGTCCCGACATCCCGAACCGTTAGTAGCGGGACAGGATTGACGGGTGGGGGAGACCTCACGGCCAACAGGACTCTGGCAGTAAGTTACGGAACCACGGCAGGGACGGCGACACAGGGCAACGACTCCCGTATTGTTAACATCCTCAAAAGCGGAACAACGGCAGGAGCATTTAGCGGAGGCGCAGGCGGCACTATAGACCTCTCTGGTGGCAACGCTGACGCAACATACGGCGCAGGCGGAGCGGCTGGAACTATAAATCTATCGGGTGGTGACGCTTTGAATGATGGCGGAGAAGGACACGCAGGAACCATTGGGGGTTCCATTGACTTATCTGGTGGAGTGGGCGGGACAGGCGGATCAATAACATTGCGCGGTAGTCAAGACCCAGATGGCGGAAATGTGAATGGAAACGCTGGGTCAATAAATTTATCTGGAGGTAGCGCAGATGGTGGCAATGGAGGTAGCATCATTTCTACGGGTGGTAACGTTGCGGGTGGCACTCTTAACATGTCTTCCGAGGGTGATCTTGCTGGCGGTTCCATTACCACAACTGGTGGCGGGAGCATTAATACTTCTACTGAGGGTGGCACAATTAACACTTCAAACGTAGGTGGCTCCATTAACACCTCTAATGGCGGCGGTTCAATAGACACTCGCGGCTCAGGATCTATTGGTTTTGGCGTTACCGGAACCCGCACCACACTCACTGGAACGGCCACAGCGGCAAGGGCGATTTCGCTGCCCAACGCCAGCGGAACCATCGCGTTAACTTCCGACTTTGCCGCCCCGCCAGCCATCGGTAGCACCACTCCAGCAGCGGGAAATTTTACAACATTCACTTTAAAGGATTCCACAGGCGGAGAAGTTGCCACTTTTGATGTGCAAAATAAACTATCCACGAATCGGACATATACTGCGCCTGATCGTTCTGGCACAATTGTAGTATCTGACACTAGCGCAGGCGGAGGCAGTGACATCGTCAACAATATCGTGAGTTTAACCCAAGCTGAATACACTGCTATTGTAAGCAAGGACGCAACTACGTTATATCTCATTACCGATCCGTAATTATGGCACTTTTGCAAAAAGCATATTTGGGGGCTACGCCGCTTTGGCGGGATTTTGCTTGGTATGAAGATGGCGCGTTCAACTTTATAAATATCTCTGGCAACGTCGATCCAGTTGCCAATACCGCCGCTCACACCAAGGGAGCTTGGTCGCCAGTTATAACCGCGACATCAGCCAATGCGTCGTTCCTATACATTACCG